TCAAATGAATCAAATGAATCAAATGAATCAAATGAATCAAATGAATCAAATGAATTAAATGTAATTTCTTTTGCAACAACTCCAGTAAGAGTAAACAAATTAATAAATATAATTCATAAATATATTTTGAATAATAATAATGTTGATAAAATTATTATAAACGTATGTGTTTATTATAGAAGATTTAAAAAAGAGTTAAATGATAATGGTAATTTAAAAAATAAAATTAATGAATTAAATAAATATTTTGATTGTGAAAAATATGTTTTAAATTACACAGTTGATAAAGGACCAATTTGTAAGTTATTAGGTGGAATTGAGTATTTAAAAAATAATAATTTGCAAGATTCTAATATATGTATTGTCGATGATGATATTATATATGATAAAAATATATTGTCCAATTTATTTTTATTAGTAAATATTAATAAAAAAAATAAAATATTTGGTTATCACATTTTTTCATTAAGTATTAACAAAGATATAAAAATTATACAGGGATATGCTGCTATTTGTTTAAATATAAAAGATTTATCTGAAACTTTATTTAAATTTACAAATTATTATTTAACTATAGACTGGACTGATAATAATGAAAATATAAATTTATTTTTAAAAGCGTGTTTTTTAGCTGATGATTTTTTAATAAGTTATCAATGTAATAAAGAAAATTACAAACTAATACAACCACCTATTCCTAATAATAAACTTTTTGAAAAATCGGTTAATTATGGTAGCTTAGATGATGCAATACATAATTCTAAAATAATTGGAGATAATATTGAACGGTACACTTTTATTTATAAAAATATAGATATTTATCATAATTTTCTAAAAAAAACTAAGATAAATGATGAATTAAAAAATAAAGTTAAGTTAATTTAATTTATCTATTTCTTATAATAGATAAAACTTTACCAACTATAAAATAAATTAATGGTATTGTACCCATATTAATGCTCATTGATGAACTAGGATCACCAACTAAAGTCAAATTATAATCTGCAACTTTATGTATACTTGTATCTTTATCAACAAATCTGACAATATCATGAATTAACAATGATATCCATAGTGGCAAATTTTTAGAAACTAAATGTTGAATATATTCTCTTCCTGATAGTTTTTTAATATATTTTTCATAACATTTTTTATCACTTATTAACTTAGATGGATGTGGTTCTTTATTAGGGTCGTCTGGAATCTTGGTATAAACTTTTTCTTTGTTTAAAATTTTAAAATTTCCTTCACTATCTTTTTCTGTACTACTCACGTTAGGTTCTGGTCCTTTTTGCACGTGAGGCATTAATGTAACTTTACCATCCCATGATGTAGAAACACATTGGTTTTTATCATTTAGCTTTCCCTTTTTACTCTCTATTGGATTATTAAATGCCTTTCCAATACTATAATTTCCTGTAAAGTATTTATACAAAGGATTATTATGTTTAACATATACTTCTGTATTATCAGAAAATGGATACACAAATAATGTTGCAATAATAATAATTGGTATTATAAATGAATTTATTTGTCCCATAAATCCAGGAACAATTAACATTAAATAAATAGCAAGAAACCAAAATAAAAGTGAAACTATAGATAGTATTAACCACCCAACTGGTCCATAATCTGTGCTTGCACTCCACCAAGTTAACATTGTTGTAAAATTCCATTTATATAATGCAAATACAATACTACCAATTCCACCTATAAATAATCCAGCCATTAAAATAGTAGGAAAAATAGATCTGTTAAATAGTGCAAATATTAATACAATTAACGATTGAAATCTAGCAATATAACGTTGACTAGAATTAATACTATCGTAATTTTTTTTAGGAATTCTTACATTAGGATTTTTTTTATATGATTCTTTAGTTTTATCCCAATATTCAAATTCATTATTGTCAAAGCCAATGTTTTGTAATACTTTATTCATAATATTTCTTGTAAAAGCAAGTGTACCAACAAAAATAAAAAATATATATTTATAAAGATTGTAAAATGTCTTTTTTCGATACGCAATTTGACCATCATTTAAATTTTCTTCATTTTTATTTTTAAAAATAAATTTAGAAACAAGATTCATTACTTTAGTACCAACATTTGCTGTTACTGCCTCCCAAGTATTTGATTCATCTTTATAAGCTCCAGTCTTTAAATTTGCTGCATTACAAAAAGTACTATTATAATATAACCAGTCATGTAATGTATCTGCACGTGAATTAGGTGTATATTTACCTTTTTTAAAGGGTTTTCCATATTTATCAATTTTTTTAGGACAATTTTTATTCCAAGCGTCATTCATAAATTTGCTTGTTGCTAATGAATCACTATAAGATGTATCAATTGCTGTTTTTTGTTCTTCAGCTTTAATTTCATAATTTATAACATCTGAAAAATCTTTAGGATTTTCTCTTGTTTTGGCAGCTTTTGGGTCTTTTGGGTCAAAATTAATTACTGTTTTATTATTTGGAAAATAAGGAGGACCATAAATATATGAACCTGAAAGAACACTAAATTCTTGACCATTTAATCTTATATCTTTATTTGCTTCTTTCATTTTACGTTTTTCTTCATTAGAAATATGTAACATATAAATAAATGCACTTGAACCATATGCAGCTGCCCCAATAAATAATGTAGCACGTATAATATCTGCTATTAAATTTCCTCCATCAGAAGGAGGGCCTTGTTTATCTTCAATAGGGGTTTCACTTTCATTGTCATTTGCCATATTAATACTTATATATAAGAATATACTTTTTTTATGTATATAATTAATTATTAATTTATATATATAAAAATTCTAACTATATGTATATGAAATTTAATCGTTTTACTTATTTAATCATTTTAATATTTTTAGCCATATTTTATTTTGGTTACTTAAAAAAAAATAATAAGGTTTCAGAATCATTTTTAACAACTGTTGATAAATTAAATGATTCATGTACTGACTGTGAATCAAATTGTAAACCTGATTATAATGAATTATGTTTGAAAACAGTGCAAGCATGTGTTGATTGTCGTAGTTCAAAGCAAGGAATACTTCCTAAATCATGGATTTCTATTGAACCAAGCGAAAATCAAAATGATGTATACGAATTATCAAAAAAATTAAATCCTGAAATATTAATCATTAATCAAATGGTAAATACGGATAATTTTCCTAACAGTGGAATTCAACCAACAATGACAAATATCCAATTAAGCGCTCATCCTTATTTTGATGATTTAGACTATGCGCCTAAAAATTTAATTACAGGTATGTTTACAGATAATGATCCTGTACCATCAAATAGTACGCTTGAAAGAAAAGATAACCTAGTTCCTAAATATAAAAAAATCTAATTAGAGAATATTAAACCACAATTACCTCCTAAGAAATATAAAATATTATATCTTTCTTCTAATACAATTAAGTCATAATTATATTCAAATATATTCCATGTAGGTTTATTTACACCAATTACCTCACCATTATCATCACAAATAGTTAATGTTTGTGCGGCTTCATCTAATGGAGGAAGAATAGTTGTAAGTTCTAATTCTATTTTTTGAAATTTTGACATATCTATTGCTCCTGACGGTTGACTATCAAAAATATCGGTATTTAAACAAAAATTATAATAATATACACCTTCGTAAAAACCACTATTAGAATGAGCATATTTTTCAATAAATTGATATATTTCATGGGAAAATGTGTCTTCTCTATAATTTCCATCTAGTAATATGCCAAAATTTTTTAATATATTTGAATTATAAATTGGATTGTATGGTCCAGTTATCATCCATGGAGTTGCTGTTGAATCCGGATTAACCCCTGCACCAAAGCCATTCGGTTGCGCAATTTCAATAGGATAATCTTTTACTAATCCATAATCCTTGTATTTGTATTCCCCCTCAATAGGAGAATTAAATAAAAATACAGGTGGTTGATTTTTATATGGCCAATTAGTATAATTTGTCCATTCATTTCTTAATTTTATGTCACTACGTTGAAAGAAAAATGTCCAGCTTGATACAAGATGACCACTAGCTAATTCTACTTTTTTACTACCTGTTACATTATCAAATTTATATTCATAAACTTGTTTGAATAAATATTTATGCTCATTAGATGCAAATATTCTAGCTTCTTCATCGGATATAAATCCATATGTTGCTATCAAATGAATATCAGCATTCCATAAACTTCTTAAATCACCATAGTCTTCTTGATATATTCTTTCTGAAGGAGGAGCATGTAAAAAACGATACATTGCCATATGTTCATCATTAAAATTTGGTCTAACATATGGATAGTTATTTTCAACATCTTTTACATCTCTTATTCTAAATAAATCATTAATTGGTCTCAATGTAATATCAATAAATAACTCGTTGTATTGTAGTGCAATAAGAGGAAATGCTAGCTTATTAGATAACATATACCACGGATTTAATGGGATATATAATTTTCTTTCATCTATTGAAGGAATAGCACCATTTTCACCTGTATAATATGCATTTGGATATGTATTTACTCTACTGAATATGTTTGAAGGATCATTTAAACTATTAATATTTCCTGTCATATGATTATGAATTGATTTTTTTTCATATTGATAGTCTCTATTAACAATTGAATGTAAATAATTTCCAGAGTATTTTTGAATTATTTGTCCACCAACACGTATTGTTACGTCTTGAATAATTGATGTACCTAAGTCTTCAATCCATTTAAACTCATATGGTCTCCACTCATCTTTGTCAGTCTCAGGAGGATAAATTGGACTCCAAATATGAGGTAAAGAAATCACTAAATAAGTATCTAATAATAAATCTGCATAACGTGGTACTTTAAATGTGAATTTACTTTCTTCACATAATCGAAGATTTCTAAGTCCATCATAATCCACTCTAAATTTTTGCATACCAAAATTGGTATATTTAGCATAAGTTGTTTTAAAAAAAGTTTTAGTTGGATTTCCATTTAATATTGGATTATTATTTGAAGCTGCTATTAAATTTAATAAACCTCCACCCATATACTATATGTATTTATAACTTTTTAAATTAAAAAATATTAATAATAATATTTTTTAATAATTATTTTATATTTTTATTATTTAATTAATTTGGTGTAGATTGTGTGCTTTCGAAATTTTCATTATTAACATTATTTCTAGGTGCAAGTGGTATACTTATTTTATCATTAATACTTATTTCAGGGATTTTTATGCTAAGTGTTGAGGGTTGTTTTTTTTTATAATTTAATGCATGAAGTAACATAGCTTCAGGTAGCTGATTTACATAATTAATAACATGATTTTTTTGCATACTATATTTATTTGGTCTTAGATTATTTAAATAAAACTGATGTAAATTATAGGCGTGTGATTTAAATTCTTTTGGAATATCATCCATTTTTTTTGATTTAGTAATATGAGTTTCAACATAATATTTATATAAATCATTGGTAAATTCTCTTGTTTTGTTCCAGTATTCATCAAAATTTTCTTTATGTTCTGGAAAATATTGCAAATATTTATTTATATTTTTATTTTTCTTTAGTTCAAGATACCTATAATCTAATTTGGGTTGATTACCTCTTAATTTACGTACTGATTCATATTTATTATTTCTAATTTTTGTTCTTACATCATTAATTTTATCATAAATAATAACTCCCATTACTTGGAATGATGATTTATTTACAAATTCTTCAATAGACTCATATGTAATATTATTACTTGAATCATTTAAATCTAATTGTGGAAATTGGACCAATGTATTTACAAACATTTCTTTAATTGAATTTAATTCTTTTAATACTTGTATATCAAATGTTTCTTCTTGTTCGTTATTATTAATTTTATAAACTTTTACTAGATGAAGTGTCGGAATATCACATTTGTTTACTATACGATTATCTGGATGATTCATGACAAATATGTAACATAATGATTTATCTAATTTAGAAATATCTAGAAAAGACATATTACATGATTCATCAAACATATTTCTAAAAGTTTTTTTGGATGAATTTTGAAAGAAAGAACATGTTGCACCAATATTACCTCGCGTGCTTGTTTCCCACTGTGTTGTGTAATTGTTGTAATAAAGCATTATCATTGTGCCTTCTACAAATAAATCTACATCAATATTTTCACTAAAATTATTATTATTATTTTTGAATAAGTCATAATTTGTACTTTTTGGCGGACCATATGCAATAAGATTTTTATTATAGAAGATTAGACTTCTATAATCATGTAAATCCTCAGTAAATTTTTCTTTATTATAACCAAATAACGTGTAATTATCTAGTTGTTTTTTATTTATATTATGAATAGTATTTAACTTTTCAAAAGAATTATATTCGAGGCTTTTACAAGAAAATTCCATGTTAATTTCTGTCATTTTATTTAGTTATATATTTAACTTTTATTTAATTCAATTTTTTATTAAATCGTTTATGACAATAATATCTAGTATATGTATAGAGTAATGTCTATAAATAATGAAAATACTAAATTATTACTTGGAGATATTATAAAAATTTATGCACCCACTAATAGTAATATACATGAACAAGAATACTTAATTGAGTATATTGATAAAAAAAAAATGAAATTATTAAATGAAAACGGTCAAGAAATATTAACTTTAGATGAAAGAGGATATATTAATGACCAAAGTGTTCTTAGAATAGATATATTATACAGAAATAATGATATTGGATATGTAAAACAAAATGAGTTGATTGTGGATTCATGGATAAATATTTATTTTGGAGGTGATGTTCCAAGAATAATTGTTGGATTAATTGTAGATGTAGAAGAAGACATGATTAAAGTTAAAACATATCCAGAAGATGATTATATTTATATCGATTTTGGATATCAAGGAATACCAGAAGAATATAATATTGAAAAAATAGAAATTAGAGACTCACCTGCAACAAAAGAGAAACTTTTAGAAAAAGAAACACAGTTATTGACTAGAGAAGATATATTTAAAGAAGAAAATTTGGAAATGATTAATGAATCAACAATAAATAAAGAATCTAAAAAACAAGATAATTTAGAAGAAGGCGAAATAGAAGAAGAAAAACCTGAAAGTAATGATATGCAAGACTTTGATGAGAATATAAATATGATTGAAAATGAGTTAAAAGAAGTAGAAACATACAAAATTGGTACAAATCTAGGAAAAATAACACAATTTGAAAGATTATCAGAAGACAAAAAAAAATATGGAATTGATGTACAAGTAAATGACTTGGTAGACAACATTATTAACAAAATTCCTTTTAAGAAAAGAAATACTCAATCTTTTAAAAAAGTAAATACTATTGTAGATAGATTTATCATATTACGAAATGATTTTTCAATAAAAGATGAATATTATAATCCAATTAATTTAAACAAAAAAGATGAAAATTTCAAGCCTGTCTTAAATAAATTATTAAATGGAAATAATAATTTTTCCTGGTTAATTCCTGTAACAAAAATGAGTAAAAAAATATATGATTCTAAACAAGATGAAGCAATAAGTGAAGATGTATTTTCCATTAGTTTTACAGATGTAAGAAGTGAAGAGCATAATTTATATGAAAATTATAATTCTTCTTCTGGCGACAATAGATATAAATATTATATAAGAAAATATGATAATTACACGATTCCATTTAAACAACCTATTAATAATGAAGGGACACATATATTAACTGTAAATACTCCAATAAATACTATTGTTAAAAATTTTGGCGATTTTGAGAGTACAATTTATAGTGAATTAGATAAGTATCAAACGAAAGGATTAAATAGTAAGAAATATTTTAATCAAGTTTACATTGACGGTTTAAAATATCCTAGTTTAAATGATAAAAAATTAAATGAATACAACAGCAAATTATATAACCTTACAAATAATGATGAAATGTATATTTTATCTTATACAATGTTTCCATTAGTTTTTGCAGAAATAAATAGACCAAAATTAAAATCAACTAGTATTTATAATAAATGTAAAAATGATGTAATAAGTTATTCTAGTTTAAATGATTTTTTTAATAACATGAAAGTTATTCAACAAGATGCGACTGATAATCAGATTAATTTTGATAATAAAAATATAATTGAATATACGTGGAATAATGTAGATGAATCAAGTGACAATTTTAATAAATATTTACAAAGTATATTACCTGATACAAATGAGATATATAAAAATTTAAAAATAACTGAAAGTACCATATCAATATCTAAGATTTTAAATATATTACATCCATACGGAATAAGCACAGATGATTTATATATAAATAATTATAAATTTCTAAAAGAATCAATTAGAAAAGAACAAGATTTATATTTTGATAATTTTAAAAAAAAGAGAACTTATTATAATAAATACAATAAATCATTAAAATTATCATCATTCGATAAAAATAATTCAGTATTATTTTTGACTCCAAATATGGATTATAAAAAAATGGAAGAAATAAAATCTCTATATTTAAATGTAAAAAATTCAGAAGATATGACTAGTTCATTTAAAAAATTATCTAATAGTGAACTTATTACATTAATGAATCAATTGGATAATTCTAGTTATTTACAATTAATGATGAAAAAAGAAATTATAAAATTAAAAAATCCTGAATATAAAGATATTATTGAATCACAAATTAAAAATGAAGTTGATAAAAAAGTTGAAGAAGAAGAATGTAATCCTATAGTTATATCAAAAAAATATTACAATAAAAAAGATTTAGAAAATGATAATAATAAAGAAATATTTTTTGATAAAAAATTAGATGATACACAATATGACATTATCAAAGCTTATCAGAAAGAGAAAGATACAATGAAAGATGAAGAGTTTTTATCATATTTTATTAAAAAATTACAAGATGTTAATGGGTTATCACCAAGTCGTTCTGAAGAATATGCAAAAATAATGATTGCTGGTAAAAAAAAAGTAAAAGAAAATGATTATGCTGTGTTATATAATTATGTAGATGATGAAATAGAAAATAAAATGGATAATATTGAATATTATAAAAGAGAAAACAAAAATGAAAATAAAAATGAAAATGGAAATGAAAATAAAAATGAAAATGAAAATAAAAATAAAAATGAAAATAAAAATGAAAATGAAAATGAAAATAGAAATGGAGAGAAGTGGATTTTTGATGAAGAAATGACAAAGCAAAAAGGATATAAATTTGAGAAATTAATAGAAAATGCATGCGATAGTTCTATAAATTGCTTTGATGAAGAAAGTATTATTGATTTATCTTGTGTGAGTAAAAACACAAAAGTAAATATAATAAATGAGAAATTATTAAAAGAAATGGAAATCGAATATTTCAAAAAATATTACAAGCAAATTGATGATTTTGAAGAATACGAAAAAAAATATAATGATTTTATTGAAAAATTAATAGTTTTTAAAAAGAAAAATATTGAATCATATAACAAAAAATATGTTAATATTTCAAATGATTTTGAAGAAGTACCCGTAGTTATATCACCTCATAAAAAGAAATTAGACCAAATATTTTTAATAGAAGATTTAAACGAAAGATACGAATTTTTGTTACTTTTTAAAAATAAATATACACGTTCTGCATATAATAACGAAGATAAATATTATTATTATTGTATAGATAGTAATGTTGAATTACTTCCTACCTTTTTTTCTTTATTAGCTGAAGCATATATTAATAAAAATAATTATAAAAAAATTTTATATGAATTATGTGATAAACAAGGTAGAAATGAAGATAATAAAGTAATAGATGAATATTCAGGTTACGTAATTAGAGATAGAGATTTTGATGAAAGTGAAGGATATGATGAACAAGGATTTAAAGTTGTTACAAATGATGTTATTGTTGATGAAAACGAAGATTTTGATATAGAAACTAATAATCAAGAAATCGATTTTATAATTGATGAAATAATAAATATTAAAAACAAAGATGAAAATGTCGGAAAGGAAAGTGATATACAAATAGAACAAGAGTCTAAAGAGATTACATTTATTAAATCTACAACAAGTATTTTAGAAAAAGTATTAAAAATAGAATTAGGAAATTTAAAACAATTTATTCTTCAAAAAGTAAATATAATTGTTGAGAAAAAAATACAAAAAACTGATAAAGAATTAGAAGGTAGTTTTAATTTTACTTTATTTTTATTGACAGTTTCTATGTTTTTAATTTCTCTCCAACTTCTTTATCCAAACCTAAATTTAAAAAGAACTAGTCCAGGATGTACTATATCTTTGGTGGGTTATCCTTTATTTGACTTAAATGATAATTCAAGTATACAATTTATATCATGCGTGATAAAGAGTCATGAAAAAAAAATGAATTACAATATTGAAAAGTTAAAAACAGCTTTTATTGCTGATAATATTAGAAAAATAATAGAAAAATATATTATTCCAGAAATAAAAGAAGTTATTCAAAGAAAAAGAAATTCATTAAAAAAAATAAAGATTAGTGAAAATGAAATCAAAAATACAAATGAATATTCATTATTTCATCCTCCATTAACTGAATTTAAAATGAAAACACAAGTAAATATTAGTCAACAAATAAAAGATAATATTAATGATAATAATATATCAATCTTAGATACATTAACAATAATAAAATCCAAAAATATGATATTATCTTATGATTTAATTTTTCATATTAATGAAATTATTAGAAAAGAAAATCCTTTATTAAAAAATGTATATGATGAACCATATTTAGAAAACGCATGTTGTGTCGATGATAATATAAATAATTCTTTTAGTTATTTTCAAGTCAAGAATAATCATATTTATAATTTACATAATTATGTAAATTCAAATAATAAAGTTATTTTAGCAATAGAAAATTATGTGAAAGCAAAGCTGTTAAGTATTGATATTAATACAAAGTTTGTATATCCAACAATATCTGATACATTAGAAGAAGTAACAATAAATAATTTATTACGTAAAAATAGTTTAATAGAAAGTATAAGTCAATTAAGTAATCTTTATAAAAATAAATTAATAAATTATACTTTTAATGATAATATTGTGAATAAAATTGAGTTATTTAGAGGAGAATTACAAGACATTAAAACATTATATTCTAATGAAAAAAACAATGATTTTTCAATGAAAGATCTAAAAAATAAACTTTATAGATTAATTGATGTATATAACATTAAAATTAAAGAAGAAGACAAAAAAAATATTAAAAAAGAAATATTATCAATTAGAGAATATTTAAATAATTATATTTTGGATTATAAAAAGAGAATAATTGACGTTTTATCATTAAAAAAATCAGAAGATGATAAAAATAAATTATTTGAATACATTGATGTTTGTTTAAAATTTGATGAAAATAAGAGCAATATGTTTAATTATATTAATTATATGATAAATATTGTTGAAGAAACTGGTGTTATATTTCCTAGTATGATTATAAATAATATTTCCTTTAAAGATAAACGCATACCAGGTCATTGGAATCTTAATAAATTACATGTATTACAGATAAAAAAGAATATTGATAATTACTACTATCATATACATACATATATTGGTAATGAGACAATAAAACAAGAATTTGAATCCATAGTACAAGAATCATTAGAATTATTGCAATTTTTAAGAAAAATACCTTATTTCGATAGCAAAAATAGTTTATTTGATATAAAGTTGATTCAAGATATTTTTTATTTTAGTATTATTTATGTATTTTATTTATATTTAAAAAATAATAAATCAAGTAATAAAAAATTTGTTAAAGATATATTATTATCTTATTTAGAGATATTAAATAATTCATATGAAGAAAGTTATATTGATAAAAGAAAAATAATGAAACGAGTATTGAGAGATAAGGAGAAAGAAAAAGACAAAATAACTAAAAAATTTAAATATGAATTAAATGAAGAAGAAAAAGAGATTGCATTATTATTTAGAAAAAATAAATTAGGAGAATATGGTATAGGTTTAAGGAAAGAGTATGTTGTTTATAACAAAAATATGGATGAAAAAAATAGAAAACAAAAAGAAGAGGATTTAGAAAACAACTATATTGGTAATATTAATGAGGATGGAGATCAAGAAATAATTTGATATTAATTTATTTATGTATGAAAAAATAAAAACAATATATATTATGTTAACTAACTTTATTCGAAATAATATAAATAATATATCTATTTTAGTATTTTTAATTTTATATATATCAATTGTTGCTAGTAAGCCTGCATTTTTATTTAATGATGATGGTAGTATTAAGCAATTTGGAATTGGTTACAAAGAGAAAACAGTTGTTCCATTTTGGCTATTATCATATTTATTAGGAGTATTTTCTTACTTGGGTGTATTATATTATGTTACTTATCAAAGAATTATATATTAATTATTAAAAAATATAGTTTAATAATTAATGTACATATTAATTAATGAATTTATTATATAATAATGAAATTTTCATTGAAAATATATTTAAAATAAGAAACGATATATTTAAAAAGTTAAATATATCAGCCAATGAAGATTTATTACAAACTCAATCACAATTAGATGATAATGATATAATACATAGTAGAAAAGTAAAATTTAATATGAATTGTCAAGTAATTTTAATTCCTTCTCGACAAGAATATATTGACCAAAATTTAAAAAATATAGTATGGTATTCAGTAAATGACTTACAAAATATGAGAACTTCTTATTTATTTGAAATGAATGTTATAAGTAATATGAGAAATATTACAATGAATGATGCTATAAAATTATGGAAATATGAAAATAATATGATTATTTAATAATTTAATTACTCTTCGTCAACATATGTTTTACCTGGATTTTCGTTATTGTTATTTTCTATTGATGCAGTATATTCTTGTTGTAATTGTTCATCACTTACCGGAGGTCCTATATTTATAATTAAATTTTGAACATAAGATGCAATAAATGCTCCAGCTAAAATATACCATATGAATTCAGCTACATTTTCTTTGATACTAATGTATTGTTGTAATGTACTACGAGTTGATTCACGAGTTAATTTTTGTGGTTGATAAGTAGCATTAAAAAATTCTTCGTCTTTTAATATTTTTCCATTTTCTAATATATTCCAAGCATTATCAAAATTTTCAGTACTCATTTCATTAATTATTAATGTTGGATTACTAATTATAGGTTTCATAGTTCTTATTGCTCTGTTAAAATTTTCATCGTTTGTTTCTGCTTCATCGCTATTACCAAGTTCATCATATGAAATAATTAGTTTATTCATAATACCACTTATACCTAGTAATTTAACGATTAAATAACCAAAAGTATTTGAAAACGGTAATTTCCATCCTGGAAATACTTTTAGTAAAGCAACTAAGCTTACAAACATTATTGTCCATGGTAAAAGTGTTGATAATAACACTTCTGGTAATTTTTTAGATGTATCAGGTTGAGGAAGTGTTGTATTTAATTTTTCTTCTGCTTTTTTATTATCTTCTTCAACCATACTATTGTATCCAAATATACTTGCCATAATTTGAAAGAAAAATAATATAACAATATAAATAATTAGTAGTACATTTTGTATTGCATTTTTAGAAAATTTTATTATTTTTTTACCTTCATTATCACGTATTACATTTCCCGTTTCTTTATCAGTTTTATATACATCAGAATCAAAAAATGATTTTACTATAAAATATATTAATGACCATGCTGCTAAAAGACTTATTGATAATATTCCTGTATCCATATATTAATTTAGTAAAATTAATTTTTCGATTATACTAACATATAATATATGAATAATATTGGAAAACCTATTTTAATAGAAAATGGCACACAGTATTTCTTACGTGAATTACTTAAAAATTGTCATAGTATTAGAATGAATTATTATAATCAAATATACAATATTGGATTATTTATATTTTTTTTTTTTATATTAGCAACGTTCTTAATTTTTCGTTACAAAGGAAAATTAACTCAAGAACAAATTGATGAAAAAGAACGTGAAAGACAGTTATATATTTTGTCTAAAGTGAAGAATTACCAAGATGCCAGACAAAAAATAAGTAACAATAATATTACAGGGTTACCTGAATGGGAAAATGAACAAGAATATATATTTAGAAAAGTTGTAAATATATAATAATTTTAAAATTTTAAGATATTAATAATATATATGTTAAAGTTGATATCCTTTCCAATTTTATTAATTAGCTTTGCTATTGGTATGTTTTTTGTTTATATTATGGGTGTAGAACCTAAAATAATTCATATTTATCCTTCGCCTGATACAATAAATAGATACATTTTACAAGATAAAGCAAATAATTGTTTCAAATATGAAAAAGAAGTAATTGAATGTCCTGACGATGAAGATGAGATTTTTCAAATTCCGATACAAGAATAAAAACAATTATATTTAGATATAGTATATGAAAATTAAACAAATCATTAACTCTAAAGAAGGAAAATACATAATTTCTATTATTATTGGTCTTGGACTTGCAACAATGTTTAGACAAGTATGTAGTGAAAAAACATGTATTGAATTTAAAGCAGTAGGGGAAAAAGAAATTAATGATAAAATATTTAAAAATGATAATAAGTGTTACAAATATAAATTAAAATCAACTGGTTGTAATGATAAAACTAAGCAAATTGTAACTATTGCGTAAATACTATTTTAGAGCTTTCTAATACAATATTATGGATACTACAAGTATTAGTGAATTACCAAATAATAATGCACAATCTGTAAATAATATTACAATGACTCAAATTGAAAAACCAAATATTCAAGCACAACCGCCTCAGCAACAAGTGGTTCCTCAAAATATGAACCAACAAATTGTAGCACAAGAAATGAATCAACAACAAATGATGGCACAGCCAACACAAGTTCAACAACTAGATAATGCAGCAAACATTAATAGTGTATTAGAAAGAGCAAGAGAATCAGGTTCATTAGGTTTACCAAATAGAGATATTCCTATGAATATAACGCAAATAACGAATGATAATCAAGCATTGCCAGATTATATTCCAAATAATAAAAAAGATTATATGGATGAAATGATTGATTTAGAAGAATTGCAAGATAAAAAAAGAAGAGAAAGAAATAAAGAAGATAGTCTAGAACAAATATATAAAGAATTACAAGTTCCTATTTTTATTGCAATTTTATATTTTATATTCTTATTACCGGTTACAAATAAGTATTTTCACAAGTTTTTTACATTTGGATTTAAAGAAGATGGTAAAATGAATCTGCAAGGATATTTAGTAAAAAGTTTTATCTTTGCAAGTACATATTATATTTTTAATCTTTTCATGACTAAATTAAGTGATTTATAATTCGTAATTGTACTAAAAAAAAAATTATACCATATACTAGGCATTAAGCCAATTACGAATTATATTATAACTTAGGAATTTTATCCTAATTTAAAAAAATATATTACGCTCAAAATGCGAATATGTACATAAAAAAACAAACGTCCGCTCCTATAGCTCAGTGGTAGAGCGTTTGCCTTGTAAGCAAAAGGTCTCGAGTTCAAGTCTCGATGGGAGCTATTAAATATATTTATCATGTTATAAATATATTTAAAAATATTGTATTAGAATAAACAATGAATCGACAAGTATTTTTAGAAAAATTAAAAGAAAATAAAGGACTAATTATTTTAAAATTTGGTGCTGACTGGTGTAAACCTTGTAAACTAATTGAAAATTATGTTAATAAAAAATTTAGTGAAATGCCTGAAAATGTAGAATGTTTAAAAATAGACATTGATGAAAGTATTGACTTATATGCATTTTTAAAATCAAAAAAAATGGTTAATGGAGTTCCTACAATTTTATGTTATGAAAAAGGAAATGAATCATATGTTCCAGTTGATGCAGTTAGTGGTACAAATAGTAATGAATTAAATAGTTTTTTCGATAGATGTATGGACATTTTGTATGAATTATAATATTAATATCTGGAAATATGTTATATGGACATTGATTTCAATATTGAAAATTACAATTTAAATGATATATTAAATTTATTTCAAGTAAAGCATGATTTTAACGAATATGATTTAAAAATGGCAAAAAAGAAAGTATTAAAACTACATCCAGACGTAAGTAATCTTAAAAAGGAATATTTTTTATTTTTTTCGAAAGCATATAAAGTTTTATATCAAATGTTTGAATTTAAACAAAAATCTAGAAAAGAATACAGTGACAATTATAGTGATCATATTGAAGAAAAACGAGAAAATAATTTCGACAATATGTTTAAAAATGCAAGTGAATTTTCAAGTTGGTTTAATAAAACATTTGAAGAATTAAGAGTACAAGATGAAAGACATGATAATGGTTATAATGAATGGTTAAAAAATTCTACAATTGAAAAAACCGATGAAAATATAAAATCAACTAGTCATATGCATAATGAAATTGAAAATAGAAAAAAAAAATTAAAACAAATGGTGCCTTATCAAGGTGTTCAGGATATAACATTAAATTTATCCACTGGAGGTTCATCATTAGACAGGTCTAAGCAAACATATTATGGAAATACTGATATATTTAGTAAATTACCATTTGAAGATTTAAAAACAGCACATACAGAAACTTTAATTCCTGTAAATAATGATGATTATAATAAAATACAAAAATTTGCAAATGTTCAAGAATATACTAATAATAGAAAGCAAAATATTGAGATGTTATCACAAGAAAAATCACAAAATATTTTAAATAATAAAAGACAAACAGAAGAAGAATATGCAAATCGTATTGCATATCAATTACTTGAAAAGCAGGAATTAGCTGAAAAAAATAATGATATTTTTATGAGTCGTTTACAAAGATTAACAAATAAATAAATTCTATATAAAAAATTATATCCTTCATATTATATATATGAAGAATATAATGAATTCAAACGTAATTAAAGTAAGTGTTGCATTATTATCGTTATATGTAATTGGTTCAATTTATAATAATTATAAATTAAATGAAAATAAATCTAATTTAGAAAACAATAATTTATTAATCAATGATTACTTATTACATGAAATAACTAGTCATAAAATCAAAAAACCAATATTATGGATACATATACCTTATAAAAAAAATTCAAGACAATGGAATGATTTTTATTCAAGAACAAATGAAAATATAAATCAACCGTACATTTATTTATGTATTAAAAGTATAATTGATAGATGTGGTGATTCATTTCATGTTTGTATAATAGATGACGACAGCTTTGAAAAATTATTACCAACATGGAATATTGATATGACCAAGATAAGTGAACCAATTATAGATTATATGCGCACATTAGCATTTATGAAACTATTATATACTTATGGAGGTATGTTTGTACCATATAGCTTTGTTTGTTACAAAAATCTAATAACTTTCTATAAAAATAATGAAAATCTACCATTTTGCATAGATACAATAACAGATAATAGTGTTTCTAATAGTACACAATTGTTTCCATCATATAAATTTATTGGTGCAACAAAAGAAAATGAAACTATAAAAGAATTAATAAAAAATATAGAAATTGTAATTCATAATAATTGTACAAATGAAGTTAACTTTAAAGGGACACTAGATAAATTGTTGTATGAAAAAATAAGTGAAAATAGAATGACATTAATTAATGGTAAATTAATTGGAGAAAAAACATCAAATAATGAAATTGTATCTATTGAGACTTTATTTTCAGAAAAACCTATAACTTTTGATAAGACTATACTTGGAGTATATTTACCATCTAAAGAAATAATAGAAAGAGTTAAATATAATTGGTTTTCAAGATTATCAGTGGATGAATGCATTAATGGTGATTTAAATATATCACTAATTTTAAAAAAATCAATTAATCAATATTTATAATTGTGGATTATAGTAAATATAATAGATAATTTCATATGTAGATTTCATATATTTTATTTCAGATCTAAATAAAATATTATTTTGTCTACAAAATTGTCTAACAACAGTTAGAAATTGTTTGTAAGTATTAGCATTTTCAATATAATGTTTCTTTGATTCATGATAATATGGTTTTAATTCTTCATAAAAATCATTAATTTTATTGCTAAATATACAGCCTCTTTTAAAACTTTCTTTATTTATTAAATAATATTCATTTTTTTTTTCACATATACAATTCAATAATATCCATAATAATTCATTATTTATTTCGGATTTAAATATTTGAGAAACCATATACTTTACTTATATAAAATTTTTAACGCAATAATTTTATAAAAATAATGATTTAATTTTATTATAGATTTCAATTAAGTTCAAACAAGATATTTTTATATCATTTTTTACAAATGTATCATTAACATCATTCAAATAAATTATTCTTATTATACTATATGTATCATGTGGATGTTTTTTTATAAAACCACAATATCCTATTTTTTTATTTTTTTCATCTTCGTAATATTTAGTATGTAATATATACTCAATAGGTTTTCCAATTGTATAATCTTCATTTTCTAGAACTATATCATAAGAATTATTATTTGTGTTATCACTTTTATTAATTTTTATATTATCATCTTCTATTAATTGTATTATAGTATTTAATTTATTAATAAGTTGTTGACAACCTATTTTAATGATTTCATAATTTGTATATATACCAACTGTTTCAATCATAAAATCGAAGCTATTTTTAATAAAATATTTTTTAGCATCTAAAATCATAAAATTATTATACATATTTTGTATATCTTTGTCATCGTAATCTTTTAGTTTTTTTTCTTGTATATTCCATTGTTTTTCAGCTTCACTAGTATCATTTGTATTACCATAACTACAAACTGAAACAATATTAAACATATAATCATCACTTGCAGTACATTTAGAAAGTTTACACTGAAGTTTGAGAGCTTCACCAGGAATTTCATCAGAAATTAAAGGTCTTAATCTTGCAAATTCAATATATTTTTTTGTTATTGAATCTGCTGGAAAGATTTTTTGTTGTTCTTCTCTGGATAAATATTCATTGTTTAATATATTTTTAATTTTAAAATCTTCTGTTGTAACATACTCAATTTTACTTGATTCATTTTTTTTTTCTATTTCAATTTGATATGTTTCATAAGGAAATTTAGGGTCTTTAATATGTATGGGTATGCAACTTAAACGTTGTTTTAAAATCTCATTATTAAAACGTGTTGTATTAATATCAATTATTGCATCATTTTTTTCATATGGTGACGTTCTAAATACATAACTAGGTATATCTGAAATTATAATTCTACGTAAAGAATTTGCAATACTCACATCTATATCACTAAGAGTAAATTCTAATACACCATTACTGTCTGAAATATTTTTTAATGTTGGCTCCATATTTATATATAATCATTATTATTTAATTCATTATTCAATTTTATTAAATAATAAAATTAATAAAATTCGTACATCTAATTACAAAAATATAAATTTAATAATTATATGAATATTTTGTATTATAGTAATCATTGTTCTCATTCAAATAAAATAATAAATAGACTATCAAAATCATTATTAAAAGATGAATTTAGTTATATATCTTTAGATAACAGATATATTAAAAATGAAAAATTATTTGTAAAATTAAGAAATGGTGATGAATATGAGATTAGTAATTCTATAGATAAAGTTCCTGCATTATTATTAGAAAGTTATGGAAGCAGAATATTATTTGGAAATGAAATTCATGAATTTATTGATTTAAAAGAAAACGACAACGCTTCTAGTAATAATGAACCAAGTCCATATGCTTTTTGTTCAGCGAATGATAATATAATGTCTGATTTTTACAGTTTTTTGGATACTCCGTCTTCAGAATTTAGTGCAAAAGATGGTAATGCTGGAATGACTCAAATTTATAATTATGCATCTATAGATTATAATTCATATTTGAATACTCCACCAGATACATATACACCTGATAAAATAAGTACAGATGAAAATATGTTAGAAAAATTAGTGGAATCTAGAAATAAAGATTTACCACTACCTACACCTCGTATATAATTACAAAATATAATATATAATAAATATAATGAGTGATTTACCTTTTGTAAGTATATGCACGCCTACGTATAATCGACGTGAGTATTTTAATATTGCTATTAAATGTGTGGAATGGCAAGAGTATCCAAAAGATAAAATAGAATGGATTATTGTAAATGATGGACAAGAAGAAATTGAAGATATATTAAATCTAGCAAGAAAAACTAGAGATTTACCTACAATAAAATATTATAAATATAATGAAAAAATGAACATAGGTTTAAAAAGAAATATTTGTAATCAATATGCAACAGGAGATATTATTATAAATATGGATGATGATGATTATTATCCTTCTACTAGAATATCACATGCAGTAAATAAATTATTAGAAAATCCTAAAATATATTGTGTTGGAATTAGTAGATTATATGTTTATTTTAAAGAGTATGATTCAATTACAATTTTAGGACCACTATCAAATAATCATGCTTGTACAGGTTCCCTAGCATTTAAAAAAGATTTACTCAAAATAACCAAATATAATGATGAAGATAAAAATGCCGAAGAAAAGTATTTTTTGAAAGATTATAATCTTCCAGTTTTACATTTAGATTCACTGAAAACTATTATTGCTTTAACACATAATTGCAACACTTCTTTTAACGATAAAAGAAGTGTAAATAGTAAAAGTGCTGTTCTTTTAGATAAAGAAAAGATTGAAGATTACATTCAAGATGAAGAAATATTAAAATTATGGAAATTATAATTTATTTTTATTTTTATTTATTTCATGATAAAGAAAGGTAAAAGTATTGCAAGTATATTTTTTTCTATTTTTTATATAAAATTCTAACATTTTATTCATTTTATATTAATAAAATTAATTAAAATTAAATCAATTTTATAAGTAAAGTATATTAAAGATATTGATAAATATAGTACAATATGCCAACAATAAATAACTCTATATTTATGAAAACTTTTAATGACCAGTTTTTTCAGTTTTGTGATGATATATACAAAGTTTTTCCTGATGAAAAAACAATACCGCAAGCTAAAAATTTAGCAGTAATGGTCAAAAAAACAAATCCAAAATTACTAATTTCTATATGGCATCGTTATATTACAATACCGTATAAAGATGTTATGTTAAACAATAATGTAGACGAATGTAATGCATTTTTAATGACAAAAGATTATACACATGATGTAAGAAATCTAGGAAAAAATGTTCAACTAACACTAGACACAATAGAAATTATGCGTGCTAGAGTAAATAATATGAATAAAAAAGATAAAGAATCATCACTAAAATATATTACAAATTTAATCAAATTATCTGATTTATATTGGAGTTCAGGAGAAAAGCATATTTATTACGGTTAATATTTTAATTATATAATATGTTATTTATATAATTTAAAAATATAGAATAATATAAAATTATGTCATTAGAAAATGATAATTTTGAAAAAGTGTCCAATAAAGAAGATGATAATTCTGAAAAAAAATATTTTAATGAAAAAATACCTAGTGAGGAAAGTGATAATAAATATAGTAAAGAATTTGAAAAATTAATAAATGATTTTATTGTTGATTTAAAAACATCATTTAATGAATATGAAAATGTTATTAATAGTTATTATGAAAATGATGAATTAAAATATAATTTCTTGTTTGAGCATGTAATGAAAGAATTTCCTGAAAAATTTTTTGATATTTTATATGAAAATGAAGAATTATTTGAAAAAACAGAAGAAAATAAAAAAGAATTATTACCAGGAATAGATTTTGTAGAATTATGGAATTTAGATGGTATAAGTGATGGAATAAAAGAAAAAATATGGAAATATTTACAATTAGTGTTATTTTCAGTAGTATCACATGTAAAGTCGGATGAAAGTTTTGGTGATACTGCAAAATTATTTGAGGCCATAAACGAAGATGAATTTCGTGATAAATTGGAAAAAACAATAGGAGACATGTCAAGTTTATTTGAAAGTATGGGATTAAATGAGGATGAAGACGTAGATGAAAATGTAGATAAAGATGAAAATATCAGTACGGACAATGATGAACAAGAAACTAAAAAAGAAAAAAAACCCCGTAATATGTTTGATAAGAGCGATTTACCAAATGCAGATGATATACATAAACATATTTCATCAATGATGGAAGGTAAATTAGGCAAATTAGCAACAGAAATTGCTGAAGAAACAGCTGCAGAAATGGATATAGATATGAACAATATAAGTTCTGAAGAAGACATATTTAAAAAACTATTTAAAAATCCTTCAAAATTAATGTCATTAGTTAAAAAAGTTGGTGGAAAATTAGATAGTAAGATTAAAGCAGGTGATATAAAAGAAAGTGAATTAATGAATGAAGCAAGTGAACTTATGAAAAAAATGAAAGATATGCCCGGACTTGATAATATACAAGATATGCTCAAAAATATGAATATTCCAGGTATGGGAAAAAAAGCAAAATTTAATATGGCTGCATTTGAGCGTATGCAGAAAATGGAAGAAAAAAAGCAACAAGTAAGAGAAAAAGCAAGACAAAAAGCCGAAGAGAAAAAAACAATGAACGAACAATTAGAGGCTCTTAAAAAACAATTTGAACAAATATCACCAGAAGAGCAAGAAAAAAGAGATAGAGAGTTAATGGAACTGATACAGCAAGAAGAAGAAGAAGAAAAAAAACAAGTTAAACCTGAAAAAATTAAAAAGAAAAAAAAGAAAAAAGGTAAAAAATAAATATAAGTTAAAATATATATGACTACAATATATTGGTTAGAAGACCCTAAAATTTTATTTGATAAAAATTATCTAACTGAACTATGGCCAACACCAAATATGACATATACTGAAAAGATGAATACATTATGTAGACTAGTTATTATTTTAACAATTTTAGGACTATTGTTATTTAGAAAAATGAGTATATTAATTATTGGTCTTGCAGTATTATGTGTATTGACCTATGTTTATAATAGAAAAATTTTAAATGGGAACGGTGTAAATATGTATACAGAAACAGAATATGAAAAAAAAACTAAAAATATACAAGATTCTAAAAAAGAAAATTATACAAATATGTTACCGTGGAAAGGAAATGAATTATCAATAAATAAAAAAGAATATGTAGATAATAGAAATCCATTAGAAAATCATTTATTAAGTGATAGTGTTGGTGCCGAAAAGAAAATTAAGAAAAATAATAACATCGAAATAAATAATGATGCGTTAATGGATACTGTTAGAACAAATAGTGAATTAAAGAATAATATAATAATTACAAATGATTTAGAAAATAATTTTAGCTTGGATAGAAGTGTTAGAAATTTTTATAAAACACCAGATTACGATAAAAATACTATTATGTTTTTAACTGGTGGAGATTCTGCAACAGTTAAGGATAATATCTTTATTAATAAAAATGAAAAATTTATACAATAAAATAAAAAATAAAAAATATACATTGTATATATATGGCTAGTTCACATAATTTCACATTTGACCGTATGTCTAGAATAGGAACTGATTTATGTAGTTTAAATCAATCAGATATACAAAATGTTAAAAATAATAATTATATGTTAACAAATTATTTTGTTCAAGATTGTAATATGAAAAAACCAATTATGTTTGCAACACAACAACCTAATGTAAATTATAGCGGTTCACATAGTGTTGGTCTTGGTGGTTGTAATATTGATGAAAATTCATTTTTAACAGTAGGAAAAATACCTACAACATCTGCTTGTAAGTTATCTTTATTGCAACGTCCATATTTAACAGTACCTTATTTAGGAAAAGGTAATGTAGATGTAAATCAAGAAACTTTTATTTTACAAGGTGAACAAAATGTAAACAAAAAATCTACTAATCAATTGTCAGAACAATCTTATATGAAATATAGTAATTATCCTCTGATTCCATCTATTCAAAATACTGTAACAGACCCTAAACATATAGTAGAAGGTGTTGCTTCTCAAGGATGGGTAAGAGGTGGTGTGGCTTCACGAGAATTAGAAAGAGATAAAAATGTATAAATACTACTTAAAAATAAACTTTATTTCATATTATGATTAACTTTGAAATAAAATTTAATTACAAAGAAAAAGATGATGATGACGAATATAGAAATCAGTTTTTAGATTTCTTTTTATTAGATGAATTTAAGGATGAAATAATAAAAAATAAACAAGAAGAAATTTATAAATTACTTAAAAATTATGATGGACTTAATAAAATATTAACAAAAATCCAGCAAAAATATACTTATTTAAATAAAGAAAATGCATGTTTTATTTTGTATTCATTTGAAAATTTTGATTTATTTAGTGAATTTATTAAAAAGGCACTGAAAAAAATAAATATATCCGAGGAAGAATGGACTCTATTTGAAAATCAAATTATATTTGAATAATAAATTTTTATATAAATTATAAAATATTTATATAAAATAATGGCTTCTACTAGAAATAAAAATACTGCAAACAATTATTGTATACAACAGAGAGAATTTTCAGATAATTATAAATACAATACAAATGTACATTCACAATGGGGTGAAGCATATACAACCAATTTACCAACATATGGATTAAATCCGCCAAGCATACCTCGTAACAAACTATGTAATAATTCAGTTGAAGTTGAATCTTTTTTATTTGGTATTAATTCAACTAATTTAGTAAAACCAAGACCACCAGTAAAACCAAGTATAAATCATTTAGATAACTTAACATTTTTTGAAAAATTACCATTACAACTTCCTGAACCATTAGTTATTAAACATAACCAACGCCCGAATTGGTAAATGATAAAATATATTTAATAAAATATTATATCATTTTATAATAAGAATGTCATTTACAAGATTTCACGACGACAAATGTAGAATTCAAAAACAAATGCAAGAACAAACATATACTGGACGATATATGTTAAATGTACCAGGTAATGGTATAGATATGGCATTTGTTGAAGATCCATATACAAGATTACAAAAATGGGGCGCTAATTGGAATCAACATGCTATTTTAATAGACAATGACTTACGTGGACTAAATGGTAAATTAAGTAGAGATTGTTTTACGAATAACAAAGAATGGAGTAAATATAATAAAATTACTCCTAATTATCCTGTTTATCAAAAAACAGTTCAACAATCAAGAACAACTACTCCAGCATGGGAATTTAGAGATATGCAACAATACAGACCAGATATTTTATTTTTAAATCCACAAGAAAATACATGTATACCATTTCATAATAATTTAAATACAAGAATGTTAGAAAAAGATTATTATAATATGAATAATAAATTTTAATTAGATAATAATAATGGTTTTTTTGTTTTAATAGTGTAAAATTTAATTTTATTGTTTATAAATGATGATGATTTGCTATATTTTGTGATATCTAAATTTTCTAACATAGATTCTACTTTATCAATTTGTAAATTTAATAAAGATTTTGATTTTGGACTAATTGGTGGCTCACTTTTAGTTGGAAATAATATCATTTCAACAACCTCTAATGTTTCTTTCATAATTTCATCATTTTTATTTTTTATTTCAGGCATTTTTTCTGAAAAATCAAATATATTCTTGTTCATTCTTTTTTCTACTTCACTAATTGGAAAACATATTATCCATAATTCTCCCTTTTCAGAAAGTATATCAAAATAATTTTTTATTTTATTTTCTATTGAAAAATCGATATTAAAAAGTATTATTAAATCAAAATAATCTAATGAATTTAAAATACAATCATTTGTTATTTTTAGATTACTTTTGCTATAGTTACATTGAGGAAAACAACATATTAATTTTTTAAAAAAACCTTCATTTATTGGATTATAAATATATATTTTTTCACGCTCTTTTTTTCTATTGAGTGGCATTTTAATAAAAAAATTTAATATATATTTTTGAATTTCACTATTCATCTATATATATTATTTAATATTATATTTATATTTAATTATTATAAATATTATATATACAATTATATAATGGAATTGGCAATACCTTTAGTCGCTCTTGGAGGATTATACATAATATCTAATAATCAAAGTCCAAATAATGATGAAAATTATAGAGAAGGTATGCAAGATAGATTACCTTCAAATACACAAGAAGAAAATAATATTTCAGTTATAAATAAATTAAATAATGACCAAGTAAATGATGATTTAATAAATCAACAAGATGAATATTTAGACATTAATAATAAAAGTTATAAGGATGACATGTACAAAAAATATACCGGACAACAAACGACTGATAACTTTTTTGATTCAAAGAGATTAATTGAACCTATATTTATTGAAAACAGTAATTATTTAAATAAAACAAATAGTAATCACCAAAGTCTTACAGGCGATAATATTGATATAAATAATTTTAATCACAATAATATGCAACCATTTTATAGAAGTAAAACAATGCAAGATTCTAATTTAGATAAAGTTGAATCTATTCTAGATAATAAAATTGGTTCAGGTAGTTTAATCAATCAAAAAAAAACGACTGCTCCATTATTTGAACCATCTGAAAATTTACATTATGCAAATGGTATGCCTAACATGAATGATTTTATGCAATCTAGAGTTGTACCTGGACAAAAAATATCAAATGTATTACCATTTGATAAAAAAATGGTAGGACCTGGTCTAGACCAAGGATATGGAACAGAAGGTAATAATGGATTTAATTCTGGAATGATGTCTAGAGAAAAATGGATGCCAAAAGATGTTGATGAATTACGTGTAGCAACAAATCCAAAGATAACATATACCCTTGATGGACATCAAGGTCCAGCTAATTCTTTTATTAAAAATAGAGGACAACATGCTTTTGTTGAAAAAAATAGACCTGATAGATTTTATGAAACATCAGGAAAATCCAGTTGGTTTACAACTGTAGGGGAGGAAAAAGCTCAAACTGCTAGAAGCTTAGCAACTGTACATAGCAATATTAAAGAAACTACTTCTTCGCCTTATGAAGGTATTGCTAGAGGTCCTAATAAAGATAATTTAGGGAATTCTGTTTATAGAGAATCACATCGTATTCAATTAGGAAGTGAAAATTTTGGTATTGCTGATGCTGGAGGTGAACAACCTGCTACACCTAATGATTATGGAATTAAGTCATTTAACATAACTGAAAATAACAGGACCGCTAATTCAAGTAAAGGAAAATTTGGTGGTGTTGGTGGTGCATTAGGTGCAGTCGTTGCACCATTAATGGATATGTTAAGACCATCACGTAAAGAAAATATTGTTGGAAATGTTAGATTATATGGTGACTTAAAAAGTGAAGTTCCACAATCATATATTAATAACCCAAATGATACATTAAGAACTACAAATAGACAAATGGTAAAAGATAGTGATATGTATTATAATGTTCAGGCACAAAATCAAGGTTCATATGCTATGAATTCACAAGAGTTAAGTGGTAATCAAAGAGATACAACACAAATGTATTACGTTGGTAATGCAGGAGGTGACGGTGTTAGTAATAGTATGACAACATATGACACTGCTTATAATCAAAATAATAATGAGACAAAAGAAAAGTTAGTTAAAAATAGAGCTAACCAAGGTGGTACTCAAATTTTCAATCAACATGAAAATATATTGATTTCTAAAAACGATAAAGATAGAGAAAATAATAGAATGTGGATTCCTAGTAATGCTAGTGCAATACCTCCATCAAGTCAAACCTATGGTAAATTAGATCAACCAATGTCATATATGGAAGAAAAAAATAATTATGATAGAATAAATCCTAATTTATTAAATGCGTTTAAACAAAATCCATATACACATTCATTAAATAATAGTGTTTGAGTTTAAATGATATAAATATATTATGTATTTATATCAATTAATGACATATAAATATCATCATTCTATATATGACACATTAGACCATTTTATAAATAATAAAATTGTACCACATTTGCTATTTTATGGAGAAAATGGTTCAGGAAAAAAGGAAATTGTTAAATATTTTTTAAAAAATAATTATAAGGATATTATTGATTATAAAGATTATGTTATGTTTGTTGAGTGTGCGCATAGTAAAGGAATAAAATTTGTTAGGGAAGATATTAAATTTTTTTCAAAAAAAAATATATCATTACATGATGGAATATTTAAAACAATAATCTTAAGTAATGCTGATAAGTTAACAATTGATGCACAATCTGCATTACGTAGATGTATAGAACAATTTAGTCATTCTACAAGATTTATAATAATAGTTGAAGATAAATTAAAAATATTAAAACCTATATTGTCTCGATTTTGTGAAATATATGTTCATTTACCAAGAATAAATAATATTGAAAATAATTTTTATAAAAATATAAATGATAAATATAATGTTAAAAATTTAAAGTATTTGCAAGATAATATTGCAAAGTTTACATGTACCAACACAATAAATATTATTGAATTAAGTGAAAAAATTTATAAAAAGGGATATAATGGAATTGATATATTAAATTTAATAAGTGATAAAAAATTTAAAATTAAGAATAAATATGAATTATTATCAATTCTAAATAAACAAAGACTAGAATATTATAACGAAAAAATGTTTATATTAGTGTTATTAAATATAATTCGTTGTAACTCTTTGAAATAAATATCATAAAATTACAAGATGGATGATTTTACACTTTCTACATTAAATGAATCTAGAAACGAGTGGTCTGCAAGACTTGTAAGTATATTAACACCATTAATTATAGAAGGATATAATTCTATTTTTGACGAGGCATGGAAATTATGTAAAACAAATGAAGAAGAAGAGAAATATTTAATGACTTTTCAAAATTTAATTGCACGTGTACCAAAATGGAATAGTGATATAATTAATAACGAATGTAATAGAATTATTGAAAAGAGTAATTGTAATTATTTAGAAGAATTAATTTCATGTGTTCACATTATTCAATTAAAGTTATTAACATGTATTCGAGTTGGGAAAAAACAAAAAAAAATAGATATATCCATTCCAGTTTTAAGCGAGTTTATACATAAAGCATATGTTTATACTGCAAGAAAATTATATGCAAATGTATATTTATATGAATATAATATACAGCCTTTAGAAAAACAAAAAAATTTACGAGAATTAGAATTAATTATACAAGATGCTATATTACTTTCTGTAAGAGATAGTATGCCTGTAGAAAATATATTAAGAGCTTATATTGATGAATCGGAAGAACATGATGTATCAAAAGAAGTTATTGAAGAGAAAGTTGAAGTTGAGGAACCAGAACCAGAACCAGAACCTCAATCTGATGTAAAGACATTAAAAGATTCAGATAATAAAACTTTAAACGAGAAGATTGAAAATCAAGAAGAAACAATAAAAGAACTAACAAATAAAGCAACATCGCTAACTTTTAATGATGTAGATAAAACTATTAATGAAAATAACGAAGAGGTAGATATAAGTGCACCAAAAACTATCGAAAGACTAGAGGAAATAAGTGAATTAAGAAATAAACAAAGAAAAGAAGAAGAAGATGATGATGATGATGGCGAAATATTTAATTCAAAGTTGAATATAGGAAGTGATAACATAAATCTTACTGAATTAGATATTCATGATTTAACAAAAGGAAGTAATACTAGTTTAAAATTAGATGACCCAGATCCTATTTTAGATGATATCGAAGTATTAAATTAATTGCGTTATTATATAATTAAATTAATAATATAATAAATCAATAATGGATAATCCATTTGTTTTAGCTGCGTTAATATCATTTTGTTATTTAATTATTAAATTTGGTGAAATGAGAATTATTGATAAAGAAAATAAACCATTGAAAGTAATTATTAAAGATATGTTTTTGGTTTATTTTGCATGTGTAATTGGTATTTTCTTTTTACAGCAAGTTGTTGATTCTGAACTAAATATATTTACTGATATTAAAAAACCGTCAACTGTTGTCTTTACAAATAGTCCTGAATTTTAAATTTAACCGTAATAATGTCTCATTGTTGCATAATCCATTTTTTCTCCTGTTTCAGGATGTTTAAACATATATTCTAATGCACTATCTATACCATATGAAGTTAATACATCTGCTGCTTTTTTATTATTTTCATCCATTAACTTATAACTTGATATTAATTTTTCTGCATTTCCCTTTATTTCATTATAATTTATATCATCAACTAGTATACTTGCATCATTAACTAGATTAATATTATCAACTAAATTGTTCTCTAATGGTATTGCTAATTGGGTTGCGTGAACTAATTCTGATTCTGAACAAGATTCAGAAGGAAAATCATCTTTATTTAAAATATGTGATTCTATTTCATCTTGATTATAATTATTTAATATATATTGACAGTTTCTTAAAGTACATGCACCACTACATCCACTATGAGAATCACGAATAATTATTTTGTTATTCATAATTACATTAATTTTACTATTTTGTGAAAACATGAATCCATTTTCATCATTAAATGTTTTCACAAAATTTATTATTTCATTTCCCTCCTCAATTATTACTTGTAACATATTTTTAACCATTTGAATGTTATGATTATTCATACTTTGAAAATAACTATTTAAACTTGTCATTTTTATATTTTAAATTACAAAAATGAGTATTTTCAATTTTTTTATAAAATATTTATTTAATATTTTCAAGTCTTAATTGATTTCTGTTAAAAGAAACCATAGTATATCCAATTAAACCTCCAACTAAAAAACCAAAATTAGTAAATCTCTCTATTGATAATTGAACTTCGTCATAATAATTATATACTTTTGGTTTAAATAAGTTTAAAAATCCAGAGTATAATATTCCTCCAGTTAAAGCGGTTGTACTAATAAAAAATGCTTCTCTAATTTGCATATTTATATATAAATACGCAAATTATTTTATATAGTTTATTTTTAAGATTCTAAATTCAAAATATCTATATTCATTATTTCTTTACTAACTTTATCTTCATTAATAACATATTTATCGAATTGCTTTTCTTGAATAACATTTTTGGGAACGTATTTAGAAACTGTACGTGCAATCATTTTATATAATTTAAATTCCGGATAACGTTCGTCACCATTTTTTTTATATAATATATTTCGTCCTTTGTCATCAAGACACCAATTGCATATAACTTTTGCCATTTCATTATTTTCAAATACTTCTTCCTCTTCTTCAAAATCGTCTACAAAATAATCATATAGACTACAACCTAGTCTACATAAATCAAAGCTCATATTTGGTTCAAGTCTTGGCTTGTTTTCATCAAAAAATGGTTCTGTATTATATTGTGTATCTGCATCTTCACCTTTATTAAAGCTATCACTACAGAAAACTGCATTTTTATATTTATATATTGAACGACCAAAATCAATTATTTTATATATTTTACCATAAGTTGGAACTTTGTAATATTTATTATTAAATTTGTAATACAAAAATTTATCACTTGTTTCAATATACATAATATTATTTGTATGTAAATCATTATGTGTGAATGAAAATAGTTTTTGATAGGTAGCTAATGTTATTACCACCTGAAACATTATAGAACGCCATTCTTCGCATTTTATGTCTTTCATATTCATATAATTATCCAATGTATCTTTGCATTTTTCCATACAAATAACTTGAACAGGATAGTTAAAAATAATTGCAGTTAAATCTTCTTCTGACGTACAATCATCATCACTTTCATCAGAATATTCATCATCTTCATCATCATTTACCGAGTCTGAACATTCATCTTCTGTATGAGAACTTCGTGAAGAACAATCACTATTTTCAGATAATATTGACATAGTTTCATCATTTTCACTAACTTTTATGTTCCATTCCACTAGTTCATTATTATCACTTGATTCTAAATTCTTATTTATCATATTTTCAAATACGTTATTATTTTCTAAAACATTTACATTAGTTAATTGCACTTCATTTTCGTCTTCAATAAATTCCAATTTTTTTTTATTCTTGTAACTATGATTTATTACATCTTCTTCATAGCCTGGATTTTCTATTTTATATAATTTATTTAAATTTTCATAAAAATAAGATGAATTTGAAATATACTCTAAATCATCAGATACATTATAATAATAATTTTGTTTATTTCCCAAAAATGAACCATAGAAATCTATACTATGTTTAAAATTAAAATTTAATAATTTACTTGAAAAAAAAGTAAATAAACCATCAATATATGCAGTGTTATTTTCATTTAGTATTTTTTCATGAACATCTGTATCATTAATGAATTTTGGCATATTATTGATATTATTATCTTCATATTTACCCATCATATATTTCACTGGATCAAGTAATGGAGAGAATTTACAAAACATATTCGTTTCTGATTCTTCATTATTTTTATTTAAAAGTTTCACTAAATAAGTATTTTTATCTTCATTTTTTTTATTAATAAAATTTGATAAATAATAATTTTGGTCAAACATGACATTATTGTAATTTGTATTATTTAATTCAAAAAATCTATTATATATTGGTATATATCTTTGTACATTTAAAATATTAGTAAATTCAGTTGATTCTAATTCCTTAAGAATATCATTATTTCTATTTTTCGCATAAGAAATATTTAACATTTATGAATTAAATGTAAATAAAATATTAACTATTTTAACTAATATTCGTTTTTTATATTTTATAAATTTCGAATTATTTTATATTATGAATTTAGAATTAGGCAAATTTGATATGAAACAAATTAGTTTTAAGCCAAATGAAAATAAAGGTCCTGTTGTTGTACTAATAGGAAGACGTGACACAGGAAAAAGTTTTTTAGTAAGAGATTTATTATATCATCATCAAGATATACCTATTGGAACAGTTATTTCAGGTACAGAAGAAGGAAATGGATTTTATGGAACTATGATACCCAAGCTATTTATTCATGATGAATATAATACTGCAATTATTGAAAATGTTTTAAAAAGACAGCGTGGTGTTTTAAAACAAATGAAAAAGGAAATTGAATCTTATCGACGTTCTACTATTGATCCAAGAACATTTTTAATCCTAGATGATTGTCTATTTGATAATACTTGGGCAAAAGATAAAATGATGAGATTGTTGTTTATGAATGGTAGACATTGGAAAATTATGTGCATTATTACAATGCAATATCCTTTAGGTATACCTCCCAATTTGAGAACAAATATTGATTATGTATTTATTTTACGTGAACCATATATTACCAATAGAAAACGTATTTACGAAAACTATGCTGGTATGTTTCCAACATTTGAATCTTTTTGTCAGGTAATGGACCAATGCACAGAAAACTTTGAATGCTTAGTTATTAATAATAATGCAAAATCAAATAAATTACAAGATCAAATATTTTGGTATAAAGCAAGTGCACATAATGATTTTAAATTGGGTTCCAAAGAATATTGGGATATATCTAAAGGAATTGGTTCTGATGATGAAGAAGAACAATATGACCCCAAAAATTCTAGAAAAAAAAGTAGTGGTCCTGTTATTAATGTAAGAAAATCTAAATGGTAATATAATTATAAAATTATTTAGATAATACACATCATAAATAATATAATGTCTATTAAAACATTCTTAAATAAAAACTATATCAATGAAGTAATTAATATTTATGGATGGGTAAGAACCGTTCGAAGTTCTAGTACTATACTAGGATTTTGCAATATAAATGATGGTTCTAATGTTAATGGTATGCAAATTATTTTAAGTCAAGAACATATTGCAACAAATAAAATAAATAATTTTTTCAAAGATGTTTATACAGGGACTTATTTAAATTGTTATGGAAAGTTAGTTGAATCTCCAGCAAAAGGACAAGATTTTGAGTTATTATTGTTTGATTATAAAATAGTTGGAAATATTGATACTTCCTATCCTTTAGCAAAAGGAAAAATGAATTTAGATACATTACGTAATCACATACATTTACGTGGAAGAACAAATGTATTTGGAAGCATATTTCGTATACGTTCAGGTTTAATGAAAATATTACACGATTTTTATCATTCAAAAAATTTTTTACATTTAGACCCAAATATTATTACTACAAACGAATGTGAAGGAGGAGCTGGAGTATTTCAAATTACAGAAAATGACATAACAAATATTGAATTACTTAAAAAAACAAAAGATAATAATTATGACTGGAATAGTGACCATTTTAATTGTCCCACATTTTTAACTGTTTCATCACAATTACAATTAGAAGCAATGGCATGTTCATTAGGTAATGTTTATACAGTAAACAAAAGTTTTAGAAGTGAACATTCTTGTACAAGTAAACACGTTTCAGAATTTACACATTTGGAAATTGAAATAATTAACAATACATTAGATGACTTGATGAATGTTGGAGAAGATATGATAAAATTTTCCATACATGAAATATTTAATAGAAATAAAGATGATATTGAAAACTTAAATAAATTTATAAGCAAAGGTATTATAGAAAAATTAAAACACTTACAACAATGTGAATATAAAAGATTATATTATAAAGATGTTATTAATGAAATAAATAATGATATTAAATCAAATAATTTAGAATTGGAAATATTAAATTATGGAGATGACCTAGGTTCAAAGCATGAAAATTATATTACAGAAAAATATAATACTCCAGTTTTCGTAACACATTGGCCAATAGATATTAAAAGTTTTTATATGAAACAATGCGATGATAATACTTGTGAATGCTTTGATTTATTAATGCCATATGGTATTGGTGAATTAATTGGTGCATCACAACGTGAAGATGACTTTTTTAAATTAAAATATATGATGAAAAAGAAAAATGTAGATGAAAAAAATATGGAATTTTATTTAGATTTACGTAAATATGGTACTTGTCCACATGGAGGATTTGGACTTGGATTTGACAGATTATTAATGCTAATTACTGGAATAACAAATATTAAAGATGTCATACCTTTTCCAGTATTTTATAAAAATTGTAAATATTAATATTATTTAAATAAATTAATTAAATATTTAATTTATTTAATTTTCTATTTTAATCCCATTATTTACTTTCCATAAACTAATAGAAGCAATTATTATTTTAGGATTTTGTAAATTATATAATGCTGCTTTGCCTTTCCATCTTGCAAATAATATCCATTTATTTTCGTAGTTCATAAATTTCTGATTTCCATCATCAAATGTATTTATTACATGATATTCATTATTAAAACTAATAAACTTCCATTCATCTATTGGAAAAATAGACTTATTTGTTAATTCTTCTACTGATAACATTATATAATATAAGATAAAATTTTAATTTATTTTCAATTTATTGATTTATTAAAGGTAAACATTTATTACATGAATCTAATGCGCCATTTACCCAACTTTGATTGTTACTATAATTCTCTCCACAAATAAAAATATTTGGCATTGGATTTAATAAGAAATTTGCTATTTTTTCACTATCCATTTTCTTATTCCAATAAGCAACACCACAACTCCAATAACATACATGTACTTTTAATGGTTCGTTTATAGTTATATTAAATGTTTCTTTTACTAATTTTACAATTGTCTTTTTTAATTTACTTTGATTATTTTTCATATTTTTCCAATAATTTGTGTATATATCATCAGTATATGAAATCATAATAACTGGATTTTCAGGTCCCATTGGTATTACGTAACGTAGTTGATTATTTGTTACAATTTTTTTCTTAATGTTTTTATACCATATATCTTCTTTTTTAAAAATTGCATAAGTTCTACATAATGATTTACATGTTACTGATTTTTCTAATAAACAATGTATTGGTTTTAAAATAGAAAATTTTAATAATGCTTCTTTTGGCAAACAAAATATTATTTTCTCTCCATACACAATTTTATTTTTGTAGAATATTTTGTATAAATTATTATTATATTGTATTTTTTCAACTTGTGAATTTAAATGCATGTTTGCATTATGTTTTTTTAGATATTGAACCATTCTCTCTATTAATATATTAAATTTGCCATTCCAATATTTAATATCTGGTCGAATATGATAACTAAATAAATTAATTGCATCATATGCATTCATATTTTTTAATTGACCACTATATCCTGAGGCTATTAACATAAATTTTAGTTGTTCATCAGATAAAATATTTATTGCTAGTTCTTTGAAAGTAATAGATTGTAAATATATTTTACTGTATTTTTTTGAATGAATCAACACTTTATCTATAAAATGAAATCCATTATACTTTTGGAGAGAATTTGAAAAATTATTTTTCACATCAATAAATTCTATATTTGCACTAATAGGTTTATCTCTTCTAAAATCTAATAATTTGAATTCTTTTAATAAATTTATAACATGAGTATGTTGTAGATTAAATCTGGCAGCTCCTGCTGGAAAAGAATAAGAGTTATCATATACTTCTAATATACGTCCGCCATAATAATTATTTTTTTCTAATAAAAGTATTTTTTCTTTTTTATGAATAAGATGTAAATAATTATATAATCCAGAAATTCCACCTCCTATTATAATTATATCATATACCATATATATTATTTGTAAAATAATTTAAATTTTATTATTAAATAAATATATGAAAATTGCAATTTGTATGTATTATAATGAAAATATATGTAACTATAGCGATTATTCAAAAGAAATAAATAAAATGTATTGTAAAAAATATGATTATGATTTTATAGTTGCAAATGATAATATTATTGAATATTGTTATAAAAATAATTATTCCATAGTTGATGGAGAACAATTTTGGAATAATATAATATCTAATACAAGTCCATATTATGTAAGATATCATTTATTATTAAATATTATAGATAGTTATGATTGGGTAATGTGGATAGATAGTGATGCATATTTTTATATAAATGCTTCTCCATTAGAAAATATCATAAAACATATTGAACTTTCTCATAGTTGTATATTAAGTTATACTATTAAACAATATTTATCTGACCAAAATAAAGATTTTTACATTAATAATGGAACATTTTTATTAAAAAATACAGAAGATAATAAAACCTTCTTGAACAAAATGATAAATAACCGTGATATAAAGGACGTTGCAGAAAAATTACATTATATACATGACCAGTCTGTGTTTAGATATTTATATGATACAAATTATAAAAATTTTAAAGATAATAGCTTTGTATTAAATTATGGTGTTTTACAACATTTTTATTCGCATGAATTAAAATATTTAAAATATAAACCCTATGTACATCATCTTGCTGGAACCACCAATGAAATTAGAACAAACACAATTAAAAATTATTATATTAAAATAAAATATTTTAATTGGAAAAATATTTTAATGGTGTCAAGTATTGGATTTTCTATAGGATATATTTTATATAATAAAATTTATATAAATACAAATTTATGAATAAATAAATATGTGGAAACAACTATTAAAAATAAATAAATTACATGGTGCACAAAATTATAAACCATTAAATGTAATTATAAATAGAGGTCGTGGTGTACATTTATATGATATAAATGATAATAAATATTATGATTATTTATCTTCTTATAGTAGTGTAAATCAAGGACATTGTCACCCAAGATTAGTGAATGTAATGAATGAACAATCACAGAAACTTACTTTATGTAGTCGTGCTTTTCATAATGAAAACTTGATGCATTTTTATCAATTTATGCATAATGAATTTAAATACGATAAATGTTTACCAATGAATACAGGAGTAGAAGCATGTGAAACAGCAATTAAATTAGCACGATTATGGGGTTATAAAACAAAAAAAATAAAGAAAAATATGGCGGCAATTGTAGTTGCTGAAAATAATTTTTGGGGAAGGACAATAACTGCATGTTCATCATCTACTGACCCTTTATGCTATGAGAATTTTGGCCCATATACAGGTGGGTTCATGAATATAAATTATAATAATATTGAACAAATAGAATTTCTATTTCAAAAATCTCCATATATTTGTGCTTTTATGATAGAACCAATACAAGGTGAAGCAGGAGTTATTATACCTGATAAAAATTATTTATTTGAAGTAAAACAATTATGTAAAAAATACAATATACTTTTAATTTGTGATGAAGTGCAAACTGGTATTGGACGAACAGGTGAAATGTTAGCTAGTTCACATGTAAATCCTGATATAGTTGTTTTAGGAAAAGCATTATCAGGTGGTATGATGCCTATATCTTGTGTATTAGCTAATAATGAAATAATGGATTTATTAGACCCAGGTAGTCATGGTTCAACATTTGGTGGAAATCCTTTGGCCGCAGCTATTGCGCCACATGCCGTTAATATTATAAAACAGGAAAATTTAACTAAAAATGCTCGTGTTATGGGAAATCTATTTCGTAAAGAAATGGAAGAATATGTACAAAAAGGCATTATAAAAAACGTAAGGGGTAAAGGATTGTTGAATGCAATTGAATTTTACAATAAACATGATGCGGAAAAAGCTGTAAATCAATTAAGAAAAAATGGTTTATTGACAACAATAACCAAAAATTCTATTATACGAATGTGTCCACCATTAATAATAAATCAATATCAGATGAGTGAATCACTTGATATAATAAAGAAGTCATTAAATTAAAATTTAATTTATTTAGGGAAATTTTAATTAAAATATTTTGGTATAATATGAATTTCTGTTATTTTTTGTTTATTTTTGGGTTTATAATTAATGCAGACGGGTTTAGTAAAAGACTAAATATACCCTATAAGAAAGACATGTTATCTTTCAAAAAATTTATTAATACATATGAAAAAGAATATAATAGAGAATCTGAATTTGAAAAAGGTTATTTAAATTATAAAAAAAATGTTGATTTTATAAATAACCATAATGAAAATAGTAACGATTCTTTTTCACTTCGTATTAATCATTTTACCGATGAGGACCCCCAAAAATTAAAACAAAATTTATTTTCATTTAAGATTGATAAAAATAATACAACGGACTTAAAAAATAGTAACAGTAATTTTTTTTTTTCGCCAAATTTAAATCCCTACAAACAAATACCAAGTAAAATTGATTATAGAGAGTATAATGCAGTAACTCCAGTAAAAAATCAAGGACGTTGTGGAAGTTGTTGGGCATTTAGTGCTGTTGGCGCACTTGAATCAAAATATGCTTTGAACACAGGAAAACTAAAAAATTTTTCTGAACAAAAATTAGTTGATTGTTCAACATCTAACTTTGGTTGTAGTGGAGGTTTTATGCATAAAGCATTTGATGATTTATTATGGGATGGAGGTCTTCCATTAGAAAGTGACTATCCTTATATAGGAACAGTTAATAAGTGTAAAACCGATATAACTAGTTTCAAAGATTTTAATTTTTTAGGATATCAATATGTATTATCACATTCATCGCAAGCATTAAAAGAAGGACTTTTTCATAATCCTGTTTGTATTGCATTAGCAGGTGACCCTTTGAAATTTTTATATTATGGTGAAGGTATATTCGACTGTAACGAATGTTCAAAAACTAATAATCATGCAGTTTTACTTGTAGGTTACGACACAACAGGAGATATACCATATTGGATTGTTAAAAATTCATGGGGTGAAAAATGGGGTGAAAATGGTTATATTCGTATTAAAATGCAAGATGGAGATGGAATATTAGGAATGAATCAATACGGATTATATCCATATTAATAATCATATTATAAATAAATTATATAATATGATTTATTCTGCTTTTAGATTTTGTAAATTAATTTTTTTATTTATATAAGGTAATATTTCTTTATCATGAGTAATAACAATAAGTGTTTTATTTTTACATTCAGTAATAATAAGTTTAATAATTTTTATTCTTGTAGATTGGTCTAGTCCAGCAAGTGGTTCATCCATTATAATTATTTTTGAATTATTTAATATAGAACGTAATATAATTGTAGTTTTTTGCATACCAAGTGATAAATTATTACCATTTACACCACAATTAGATTGAAGACCATTTTGTAATTCTTTGTATACATCTTGTAAGTTATATTTTTGAATTAATTTAATTATTTGGTCATCCCTTACATTTTCATTGCCATATTTTATATTCTGTAATACACTTTTATTAAATAATAAGGTTCTTTGATTTACATACATTACTTTACTACGTAAATATTCTGTATCAATATCTTTTATATTTACACCATCAATAGTTATTTTTCCTCTTTGAGGTCTATGTAAATCAACAAGCATTTTCATTAATGTTGATTTTCCTGAACCTGATCTACCTATTACCGCAATTTTTTCATTTGAATCAATATTAAAAGATAAATCTTTAAATAAATAATTGCTATCATTTTTATTATATTTAAATGAAATATTTTCAAATTTTATATTACCATTTGTAATATTATTTTTTATATTTCTATTATTATCTACCTGAACTATATTATTTATAAATTTTGTATTATAAGACATTAATGCAAAAAACCAATTAGTTGAATTTTCTAATTTCCATATAATTTCATTATTGTTAAAAAGGAATGTATTTAAAATAAATAAAGACGATATGATAATTGTTTTTGATATTTTTTTAATTTTAAACAAATGAAATAATCTAAATATTGCTCCCGAAAAAAATAAAAATGAAATAAATTGTAGAAAATGAGAATATAAATTTTCGTAATTTCTTAAATTACATGTATGAATCGCTTCTTCATCTAAAATTTTATTTATTTTTTTATTTTCATCATCAATATTATTATTAATATAAATATTCATAAGATTATTTAAACTATCAGTTGTCTTATTCCAAGCATTAACCATTGACTGTTCACGTACGTCACTATATTCTTTATAATTAGAAAATGCCAAAAATATTAAAAAATATGGTATAAAAATACAACAAGTTAATAAAAATGATAATTTAATATCAAATAAAGAAAAATACAACACAACAACAATCATTGATAAAAACATTGGTAAAAAATCTTGTACAATAAAACTCCAGAATACAATTATAATTTTTGTAATACTTTGCGTTCTTTGTATAATTTCTCCAACTTTTAAGTCTTTAAAATCATTTTTATATCTTTCGATAGTCTTATTTATAATAAGTTTTCTAGTATGACTTGCTAAATATGGAGTAATAGTTAGATCAACTGAGTTTTTTACTGTATGACCTATTATTATTAATATCCATAACAATAAAAAAATATACACAAAATAAAAAGTATTTTTCTGTTTAAAATTTTTAGAAAAATTAAGAATATCATCATTTTTTTGTAAATTAATTATATTATTTATAGCACTTGTTAATACTCTAGGTTGTAATATTTGTATTGATGGAAATATAATTATATTTATAATTAACAATAACACAATCCATTTCCATTGTACTCTTAAAAAATCAAATAGAAATAATTTAATTAAATTATATGTTTCATTTTTACAATCAATACTCATAATATTTATTAATATATTAATTTAATAAATATTATTATTAATCACTTTTATCTTTAACAGTATTTAATTCTAGATTTGCTTTTTCAAAAAGTTCTTCTTTTAAATTTAATGCTTCTAGTCTTTTTTGATTTTCAGCTTCACTTACTTCGGTGATTGCCATCTCATCAGGAATTGCATCATAATCAACTTCTCTAACATTTACTAGCTTTCCATCATCATTTAATACTTGTGTTAACACATTATCATTTTCCTCAGCTAATTTTTTATTTTCTTCCATGGCTTTTTCTTTCGCTTCCTTAATTCTTTTTTCGAATTGTAATTTTGCATCCTTCTCATTATCAATTTTATTATGCATTAGTTCGTTTAGTTCTTGCTCTAAGTATTCTACTTTTCCAGTTTTATATGCTTCAGGATCCCAAGGCATCCATAATCCAACTGGTCCAACAAATACGTCATGATTTGGATCTATTTCACGTAACATTTTACATCTTGATTCTGCTTCTTCTTGTGTTGAATATACACCACGTATTTTAATTCCACGTGTATTTGTCTGAAAATTATTATCAATATTAAATTTATTAATTAATATTTCTTCATTTTCATCTAGAAAATTTTTATAATCGTCTTCAACAGTTGTATTTAGTAAATTTTCTTTTTGATCTTTTACAAATTCTTGAAATTCTTCATTTAAAGTACTAACTTCCAAATTATATTTTACAGATAAAAAATTAAAAAAATGTTGATATTTTTCAAGTGTTTTAGAAAAATCCCAAGTTTTTATAAATTCATTAAATAAAAATAAATCTTTACTTTTTAGCACTTTTTCAGGAGAAATAAAAGATACACATACAAATTTTTGTCCAGAAATAGGCTTGTCTTCATCTAATACATCAACATAGTTTGAAGAAGTTTTTGCTTCTTTTGATAAACTCATTATATCATTTATAATAAAATTTTATTTAAGTGTTTTAATATTTACAATATTTTTTTCTATTTATTTAGTATATATATGTTGAATTCAATCGATTTAGGAGAATTATTGAAACGCGCTATTAAATATTTAGTAGAAGGTTTAATGGTTGCAATTGCTGCTTTTGCTATTCCTAAGCAAAAAATGAGTATTGATGAAGTAGCATTAATTGCTTTAACTGCTGCTGCAACATTCAGTATTTTAGATACTTATATTCCTACCATGGCTGTATCTGCACGTTCTGGTGCTGGATTTGGTATTGGTGCCAACCTTGTTGGATTCCCGAGAATTGGACTCTAATAAAGTAAAAAAATATTTATTTAATACATAAATATGGCAAAAATTCGAGGCATAAAACCAACTGGTTTTTTTTCTACAAATAATTACGGTGTTTATTTTTATTTAATTGGTAGTTTAATATTTTTTTACCAAATGATGCAAACAAATGATATTTCTTTATGGCATTCATCAAGTATACTATTTATTTTTATAGTTATATCTTTATTTTTAGTATATTTAGTTCAACCAAATTTTCAAAAATAATTTATATAAAAATTGAAAATCATAACATATTTATTATTATGTATTAATGAAATATGTTGTTAAATTCAGGAGAACTTTTTAGAGGAAAAATTATTAAACGTCCATCTATGCGATGTAAAACACCATACGTAGCTGATGTATTATTAGAAAATGGTACATTAACATTAGCACATACCGCATCACTTGGTTGTTGTGGGCTATGTGATAAAGATGCTTATGTATATATGATAAAAGTTGAAAGTAAAAAAAATGTATGTGATTATAAAATTATTATTGCAAATAATGTTGAACGAAATATCTCTCAATTAATTGGTGTTGATCCAAAGTTTGCAGAAAACTTTGTAAATTGTTCTTTAGAACAGAATAAGTTATCCTGGTTAAAGAATGTAAAAGAATTCCAGAGAGAAAAAACATTTTTAAATTCGCGATTTGATTTTTGCGGAATTGATGAAAACAATAATAATTTTATTTTAGAAGTAAAAAATGTTCCCTTGGCTGACTATGTTGATATGCTAGATAAAGATAAAAAAAAATTAGATTTATCTGGATATGATTTCAATAATAAAATAGCTTATTTTCCTGATGGATATCGTAAGAAAGTAAAAGATACAGTTAGTCCACGTGCTTTAAAACATATTCAAGAATTACAATCAATTAAACAAGAGAGAAATATTAGAACTATATTATGTTTTGTAATACAACGCGATGATGTATCTTCATTTCAACCATCAAATATTGATCCAATATATAAAGAAGCTGTAACTAGTGCTTATCATAATGGAGTTGAAATTAAAGCAATTCAAGTAAAATGGGAAATAAATGGAGAAGCTAATTTAATTAATGATAATGTTAAAATCAATATAAATTAAATTTTATTATTACAGACAATAATTTAAACGTAATAATTTATATAAATTATATATATGAAATCAACTAATTTATTAGTTAATTTTTTTAAGCATTCTAATAAAAAAGCCATAGGTTATAAAAAAGATAAAACGTGGAATTGGATATCCAATGATGATATTATAAAAAATATAAATGGTGCAACGAAAACACTTCAAGAATTAAATATTAAGAAAGGAGACAGAATAGCATATCAAGGAAAAAATTCACCTCAATGGTTATATTGGAATTTAGCAAGCCAGTCATTGGGAGCAGTATGGGTTCCTATGTACGCTGACCAAAGTAAACAATATTGTCAATATATAATTGATAATTGTGAACCTAAAATCACATTATCCAATGGTATTGATTATAAAAATACTTACAATATTTTAAATGATTCAAATACATTATCAGATGATAACCATTTAAAAATTATAAACGACACAGAAAAAGATGATTTATCAACACTTATTTATACGTCTGGTACAACGGGTAAACCAAAAGGTGTTATGTTAACTCATAATAATATTTTGAGTAATATAGATACAATTGAAAAAAGATTTGGTGATATAACATATCAAACAACAAGTTTAAATATTCTTCCATGGGCACATATTTATAGTTTGACTACTGAATTATACTATAATTTACATAAAAATAACTGTATTGCTTTAGCTACAGATAAAACAACATTTGTAAATGAATTGAGAGAAATAAATCCAGATGTTTTATATATAGTCCCAAAAGTGCTTGAATTAATAAAACAAAAATTAGTAAAATTTGATAAACCAGTTATTAAATATGCTTTACCCTACTTATTAAATTACGTATTAGGTAACAATATAAAGTATATTTTTATTGGTGGTTCAAAATTAGATAATTCAACTAAACAATTTTATATTAATAATAATATTAAATTATGTGAAGGCTATGGTGCGACAGAAACATCACCTATGGTATGTGTAAATCATCATACAAGTCCGAGAGATATAACTAGTATTGGAAAAATATTAGATGATATAGAAGTCGAAATCGTAAATGGTGAAATTCAAGTAAGTGGTCCAAATGTAATGAAAGGGTATTGGAATGATATTGAAAAAACAAATGAAGTATTAGTAAATAGAAATAATAAAACATATTATAAAACAGGAGACGCAGGATATTTAAAAGATAACTTTTTATTTTACGATGGAAGAATAAGTGAAAATTATAAAATGAGTAATGGTAAATTTGTCAATGTGGCTCACATTGAAAATAAATTAAAAAAATATATATCAACTAGTTTTATCATATATGGCGAAAATTTGGATACAAATGTACTTATTGTTGAAAAACCATTTAATCAGAAAAAATTAAAATATTTAAATGAAAAATTAGATAAATATTTACAGATTAAACACGTAATAGAAATAGACGATTTCTCTAAATATTTGACACCTAAAATGTCAATTAAAAGAAGAATACTCATAAAAGATATTGAAAATGATTTAAAATCTTTTTAAGAATTGATATATTTTTTCTGATAAAGATTATAGTTATTATGATGGCATACCAAAAGCGTTTGTACATTTAAAAAAAATATAACCATAGAAAATGTTTTTGTTTTTAATTAAATATTTTGTTATTTAAAATATAACTTGAGAATTCTAAATCTGTTTTTTTAAAATATAAATCAAAATCATATTTATATCTCAAAAATAGAATACAACGGATTATTTTTTTATAAGATAATTTATTATTATACACATAACTATAAATTTTTTCAACTATTTCGATAGGTAATTTTTTTAATTTCATATAAAATTGATTTTTATATTTACTTTTATTTTAATAAATATAAAATGAACGAACCAGAAGATAATTCATATATAAGCTATCCAAAATTTTCAGTAGACCCATGTATGTATATATGTTTTCCATGTATATTTGCATTTGTTGTGTGTGAAAAATGTTGTCAAGCATCTTTTCATACATGTTGCAAAATTATATGTTGTTGTACTGATTCAAATCAAGAATTGCGAACTATTAATGTTGAAGAACAAATAAATATTTAAAAAATCTATATTGTTGGAATAAATTCCCAGTCTAATTCATTGCATATCTTTTTCCAAATCACATCTTGTTCTATTCTTTTTTCACGGTCTTTTAACATTGGAAAATATGGTAAAAACTGCTTTTGGTCTAATAACTCACATAATTTATATACAGTATAATAGTAATTTAAGAAATTAACACGGTCATCGGGACAAAACTTAGCATAAGGAGCCTGTATTTCTATGAATAAATTACATAAAGTATCTTCTAGTTCTGGTGTCATAATAGGTGGTTTAATACCAATCATGTCTTTTATAAATGGAATATGTTCATAATATTTATTATATCCTAATTTTTTCAAAATTTCCTTTGCTTTAGAATTTGTTATTTGTTTTAATTCAATGCGTTCTTTTTTGATTTGATTTTTAATATCTTCTATTACTTTTTCAGGAATTTGTGTACTTTCTTTTGCTTGAAATTGTGCCAATATTTCTCTAAAATGATTTATTCTTTTATAAGCATAAAAACATACTTCTTTAGGAGGTTCTTTATAAGATGGTTTTTCATTTTCAATTAAGAATGGTATTTGTATAAAACATTTATTACATACTAATAATCCTTCATCATCAATTGGTATTAACTCACCTTCTCCGCAATTTTTGCATATTTCTTCATTACTCGTGTAATTTGATAAATCAATAAAATTATCGTCTATATTTGATAAATAACTATTTACAATATTTACTTGCTTTTCATCTTTTTCTTTATTTTTATTAATATTAAAAAATGAATCAAGTGTTTTTACTTTTACATTACCTTTATTAATATCCTTTTTATCTTCAAAATAATCAAATATGAATTTGGAGTTATCTAAATAATAATTTTTTTTATCATGTTTTAATTTTTTAATTTGGTGTTTTATTTGTAATATTTCATCTTTTAAATCCATTTGTTCTTCAATATTTTTACAGACTTTTAAATTATTTATTAATTCCTTTTTTTTTTCTTCTAATTTAGGAATTTCAATTTGCTCGTTATTATTAAAACTATCACAATACTCTTGATGTTTTTTATCCAAAGTAACAATTGATTTTGAATTTACATTTATTTTTTTAGCAACTTTAGGTTTAAAACTTGGCATAATTTACTTAAAATATTTTTTTTATATCCTTACAAACAATAATAGTTTAAAATAAATAAATAAAATATTATTAAAACTTAATGGAAAATTTAAATGAAAAAGAACAACTTAAAATTAGATTTATATACAATGCAATTCAAGACGGATGGAGCGTACAAAAAAGAGATAAAATGTATATTTTTAGAAAGAAACACGAAAATAAAAAAAAATATGTTTCAGAAGAGTTTTTAAAAAAATTTATTATAAAATATAATAATTCAATAAATTAAAAAGTAACTTTGTATATGCTTTGATAATTATAAAAAAAAAATTAATATGATGTTAAGCTTTTTTTATGAATTAAAATAAAAATTAAAAAATTTTTATCTTTAGCAATATTATAAAATGGGTGGCGGACTTTTGCAACTCGTAGCTTATGGTGCTCAAGATGTTTACCTTACAGGTAATCCTCAAATTACATTCTGGAAAGTAACATACCGTAGATATACTAACTTCGCAATGGAATCAATCGAACAAACATTTAACGGTCAAGCAGATTTTGGTCGTCGTGTAACATGTACAATTAGCCGTAATGGTGATCTTGCTTACAGAACATACTTACAAGTAACACTTCCTGAAATTAACCAACAAATGGGTGCCGAATCAAACGGAGCACACAAATGTTATGCACGTTGGTTAGATTTCCCTGGACACCAACTTATTTCTCAAGTTGAAGTAGAAATTGGTGGACAAAGAATTGACCGTCAATATGGTGACTGGATGCAAATCTGGACTCAATTAACACAATCTGCTGAACAAGCACGTGGATACGCAAAAATGGTTGGTAACACAACACAATTAACATACATCACAGATCCTTCATTCGCTGATGTAAATGGTCCTTGTGGTGGCGATGCCCCAGTAAATGTATGTGCTCCTCGTAATGCTCTTCCTGAAACAACACTTTACATTCCTCTTCAATTTTGGTACTGCCGTAATCCTGGTCTTGCCCTTCCTCTTATTGCTCTTCAATACCATGAAGTAAAAATTAACTTAGATATTCGTCCTATTGATGAATGTTTATGGGCAATGAACACATTAGATGCTGACTCTGCAAACCAACAATCTACAACAGCATACAACCAATCTTTAATTGCTGCTTCATTATATGTTGATTACATTTTCTTAGATACTGATGAACGTAGAAGAATGGCACAAAACCCTCACGAATACTTGATTGAACAACTTCAATTCACTGGTGATGAATCAGTAGGTTCATCATCTAACAAAATCAAATTAAATTTCAATCACCCTTGTAAAGAACTTATCTGGGTTGTACAACCTGATGCTAACGTAGATTACTGTGCATCTTACCAAGGTGGTGAACTTTTATACAAAGTATTAGGTGCTCAACCTTTCAACTACACTGATGCAGTTGATGCTCTTCCTAATGCAGTACATGCATTTGGTGGTGAATCCGCAACAAAAGGACAAGAAGGTGTTATTGAATTAGTAGGTGAAAACAAAGCTTCTGGTATGTTCCAAGATGCTATTGCAGGTGATGTAACTGCAAAAGAAAATGGTGTTGAAGTAACAGAATCTGGTGTTTCTGATGCAGGAACATTCGTACTTGCTGAAACAGCTTTAGATATGCACTGTTGGGGTCTTAACCCTACAGTTGTAGCTAAATTACAACTTAATGGCCAAGATCGTTTCTCTGAACGTGAAGGTACATACTTTGACCAAGTACAACCATGGCAACACCACACACGTTCTCCTGATACAGGTATTAACGTATACTCATTTGCTCTTCGCCCAGAAGAACATCAACCATCAGGAAGTTGCAATTTCTCACGTATTGATAACGCAACATTACAACTTGTTCTTTCCAATGCTACAGTTGCTGGTACAGCAACAGCTAAAGTTCGTGTATATGCTACTAACTACAATGTATTACGTGTCATGAGTGGTATGGGTGGTTTAGCCTACTCAAATTAAGCGTGTTATTATTGTTTTTATATATTAATATTCTTACACGTATTTAATGTTTTTTAATACATAATAAATCTAATTATTATGTATTATTTTCTAACTATATACTATGAGTTCTAATAATGATGTTAATAATGAAGAATTTAAAAATGAACTAAATGATAATATTTCAAATTTTTATAAGTCTCTTTTAAGATACGATTTAAAATGGTGCGAAATGTTAAATATAAAAAATCCATATGATAATCCAAATAATATTTTATTTTCAGATAAAGTTCCTATTTTTGATGGTCAAGCGGCAAAATTAAATAAAGAATATGATTACGTTTATGATAAATTATGGGTAGCAAATAATCAAGGGTTAAAATCAGGTAAATTAGAAGATTTATTAAAAAAAAGAAATGCTGACCAATTTCCTATTTTTATAAAACCAAGATGGGGTACAAAAACATCAAGAAGTGCTGGATGTTATAAAATAAATTCATATAGTGAATTAGAAAAACATAGAGGAGAAAAGGATATTATATGGTCTGAATTTATTGATGGTGGTGAACAAATGACTGATTTTATTTTATGGAAAGGTAAAATCATGTATCAAGTTACTTATGTATATTCAGAAACACAAATTGAATTTGTTGAAGTATGGAAGAACATTGATAATAATAATAAACCTCCAAAAAATATTGAAAAATTTGTGTTAACCTACATGAAAAATTATTCAGGTATAGTCAATGTTCAATATAGAAAAAATATAATTATTGAAGTTAGTTTAAGACCAGCAAGAGGTGGTGCATACTTAAAGTGTACAAAAAATGAAAATATAATTAAATCAATTAATCATTTATATGAAAAAAATGAGTGGTTAATGATTCCAAATCAAGAAATGAATTTTAAACCATTTTATTCTTTCAAATGTCATACTTATTTACCTATTATTTATTTACCACCTTATTTTGTTATGAATAGTATTTGTGATAGTTATAATACATACGATTTCAATGAATATTATTTTGAAAAAGCAGGTAATAAAGGATGTATATTTTATCAATTTATTCATGATGATTATGACCAAGGAATGAAATGTAAACATACTATAGAAAATATATTTAATTTATCACAAATAATAATGTACTTATTAATTTTTTATTTAGCCTACGCTCTTTATAATAAAAAAAACTATGTTATTATTATTGTCTTACTTATAGTATTTATTTACTTGACTAAATTTATAAATCCAATGCATTCAAATTATATGTTATGGAAAACATATTTAGGTAAATAAAGAGAATAAACAAATACATTTTATATAATAAATATAATATGATGAAAATTATATTTATTGTTTTATATATTTATTTGGCTAATTTTAGTCAATCATTTATATTTAATAGAAATATCCTTTCTAAAGACACCATCAAACAAATAAAATATAATCTTGGTAATCGTATTTTAAATCGAATAAAAAATAATATGAAGGAACGAAATAATTACAATCTTACAGCAATTGAAGATAAACAATTAATAAAAATATCACCGGCAGGATTAAACGGTTTTTATTTATTAGGAGTATGTAGCTATATTAAAGAGAATTATGACTTAAGTAATTTTGTATTTTCAGGGGCTTCAGCTGGCGCATGGAATTCTTTATTTATGTGTTATAATGGAGATATGGACGTTTTTAGAAAATGTGTTCTTGATGTTAATTATTCAAATATTACATCAGTATTAGAAATACAACATAATATTAAAAAAAATATTTTATGCAATGTATGTGTTGAGGATTTTGATTTAGATAAATTGTATATTGGAGTTACAATATTTGAAAAATTTCGATTTTATAATACTATTTTTAATAATTTTGATAACTTAGAAGATACTATTGATTGTTGTATTGCTAGCTCTCATATTCCATTAATTACAGGTGGTTTTTTTAATATTTACAAAAATTTTTACACATTTGATGGTGGGTTTTCTTTGAATCCATACATTAAAAAAAATGAAACATTATTTATTACATATAATATGTGGAATGATAAATTATCGAGTGATTTTGATTTAAATACATTTAATATTAGTGATTACAATTTTACAGAAACATTTCAAACAGGATATGATGATACAAAAAAAAATAAAAATTATTTAGATACAATATTAAAAAGATTATAATATATATGAACGAAATTATTTCTGAAAAAGAATTAAGTGAAAAATATAATGTATTTGAAAATTCTGGAAACGGTGATTGTTTATTTTTAGCGATTGAACAATTAGATGATAGATATGGTCATAAAGAATTGAGAAATAAAGTATGTAATTCATGGAAAAAAATGAAACTAGAAAACAAAGAATATTATGATATTTTATCTTTATCTGATGATTTTATAGATGATGATGGTAGACAACATGATATTTCTATATGTCATGATTATGTATGGGGCAGTTTAACAGATGTTGCATTATTGGCGGAAATATTGCAGAGACCAATTATTGTTTATTCACGAATTACAAATAGAAAAATTAATGGAGCATATAATCCAAATTATAATAAATACTTACAATTAGATATTCGTAAACCAGGTACTATATTTAAAAAAAATAAAATATCGTGTGATGCATCGTATGAAGGTCCTTTATTTTTGAAATTGAAAATAACTTCTTCTTATGGACATTTTGAAGGAATGAAATTGAAAAGAAGTTCCTCTAATGTATCCATGACATTAAATACAAAATCATCAACACGAAAAAAATCAAAGAAAAGTAAAACAAAACGAAAATCACCTGAAAGTAAAAAGTCTCCTGGAAGTAAAAAGTCTCCTACAAGTAAAAAATTAAAAACTATGTCAAATACAAAAAAAAGTAAAAAGACACAATCTCGTAGAAAAAAAAGCCCAATAACAATAAAATCAAACAATACAAATTTAAAAAAACAGGAAGAAGATGATATTGAAGAAGCAATATTTAGAAGTATGCTTGATTTCACAAAGCCTAATACTAGTTTAAAAACATTAAAATAATAAATAAATTTATAATCTCTATATTTATGAACTATAGAAATTATATAATTATTAATTTTCAATTTGCTTTGCTATAATATTAACTAAAAACTCTTGAAAATATATTTTTTTATTTGCATTTAAAATTTCATCCATTTTAAAATGAAATCTTTCTATTAAAGCTTTCATTTTTTTAAAATTACCCATATAACAATTATCAGTCCCACAAGTATTATATTGTATAAAATTTATATTATTATTATTTAAATTATTTTCAATAAATTTTATTATATTAGTTTCATTTATATTTTTTGATTGTATAATATCAAAATAATCATATCGGAAAGAAACTAAAATCTTATCATCAATAATATTATCTAAATTCTCGAGTCCTTTATAAATACCATACCACATGTTTTTCCATCCTATTTTAGGTGCTTTAGACAAACAAATATTTCCATTAGTGGAACCTACTAATTTAATTGTTTTATCATCAATAATTATACAATTTTTTGTTATATTCGCATCTCTAAAATAATTATTAATCGTTGATTTTGTAACAATATTATCATTTTCATCAATATTTCTCCAACTTTCATTATTCTTACATTGTTTTTTTTTCCATGTCTGAAAAATAAATATTATGTTAGGAAAATATATTTTTAGTAAAGTTACAAAGTTTTTTAATCTATCTGTTTCAAATGAATTACGTATATGTCCTCTAATATAAAAATAAAATTCTGTTTCATTGTAATTAAATCTCATTTTACTTGCACATTCGATACTATCACATGGTATGTTTAATAAATCTGGACCAAAATAATCAAAGCAAGATATTATTTTTTCTTTATTATCTTTGGTATAAATTATATAAGTATCTGAATTTTTAATAAATTTGCTATTGTCACTTATTTTTTTAAACCAAATTCTCTGCCTTTTTTTGCAATAAATTTTTATTATTGGGTCCACATTTTCGAATGTATAAATATTTTTAAAAAACATATTACATATTGCAAATATAATTTTTATTAAATATTATTATAAGAAATTAATAATTTAATTATTTATTTACTCTACTTGGAGGCAAGTCGTTTTCATATTTTACAATTCGATTAAATCGTAATGTTCCTCCTTTTCTAGTTTTATTCTTATTTGTTTTCTTTTTCTTTACTGTCTTATTTTTTACAATAGGCTTGGCATTTTTTAACATCCATTTAAATATTTGTGATTCTCTACTTTTTTTACCATTAATTTCTTCAACTTTATAGCTTTTCTTTAATTTTTCATTGATTTTTCTTTCCATAAATTTTTTAGCATTTTCACTATTATTAAATATATAAACTTCTAATTTTCCAATTGGTAATGACCACGTTCCAATGGGTTCTGGACCATAATGAATATAAACTTTATTATCTTTTTTTCTATGTATTTCATAAAACTTACCTAAAACCTTTCCATCTTTATTCGTTTTATAAAATCTTAATAACATATAATATACAACTATATTATTTTCCTTGCACAGGTGGATTAAAAATATATTTTTTGGCAAATGCTATTTCACGAATTGCAGAATATCCTAAAGGTGTAATTTTTGTATTACTTACTTGTTCAGGACTTGTTGTATCATACCATCTTCCTCCTTTTTGAAGATATTTTTTTGTTTTTTTTACGCTTTTATTTTTCAATGTTTTTTTTATCCTTTTTTCAGCATTTTTTTTAGAATTATAAAATTTACCGTGATATGTTTTTCTAGGTAAATTTTTACGTGTAGTTTTCCATAGCACATAATGATTATGTTTTCCTATCTTTTTAGAAATTTTATGTGGATAAATTTTAACTATTTTCCCATTTTTAATTCCATATTTTACAGCCATATATATTAATAACAAATTAATTTTTTTCCCCTCGTTAAAGCTACATAATATAAACAATACTCACTTTCATCAATATCATATCCTATTCGAATATGGTCATATTCTAATCCTTTATAGCTATGAACTGTATACATGTAAACATTTGCATCTTCTTTATTTACTAAATTATTTTTTATATTTTTAATCATATTATGAAGTTCAAATTCTTCTAATTGTAACAAAAAATTAGGTAAGTCATCTTCATAATTATCTTTTTCTTCGTCTGTTAAAGGAAATGTTTGAATATGATAATACAATTTTTCAATTTGTTGAATCTTTGTTTCAAAATTATAAATCCATACATTTTGTATAAATTCAGCACTTTGTAATAAGCAACGCCAAGAACGGAATAAATAAACATAATCTTCTATTTCTTTAAAATTAGATACAAATTGTGTATTATTTTTTGATTTTGAAATCATCCAACAATCTTTGAATTTTTTACTTATTTCATCGCATGCCGGATTACCAATACGAAATGTTGAGTAAAATTCAACAATTAATGATTCTTCAGGCATTCTTTTAAAGGCATTTATAGAACCACGCCATTTATATACACTTTGTAACGGATCACCTACATATACTTTTGGAATAGTTGTATCATTTTGTAATATCGACATCATAATGGGGTCAAAGTCTTGTGCCTCATCAATTAAAATCATATCATATGTTTTATTTAAATATTTTCTACACCATGACTGTATTTGACATGTTTTACGCATCGTTTCAAATGTTAATAATTCTTTACTTAGTGATTTATACCATAATTTTTCAACTAGTGGTTTTTCTGAACCATATTTTTCTTTACAATAAGTTTTAATACAACTATATTCATCTTGTCTACAAAATCTTAAAAAATCATTAATCACCTTCTTTTTTAAAGAAAATGGTTTATTATTTAACCAAGGTATATATTGATGTACATTATGTGGTTTTAATTCTATAATTTGCTTTGGGGGATTACCAGTTGTGTGAATAAATGCATAATAAATCATTGAATCAAATGTTTTAGGATATAAATTTTTTATTTGTTGTTTTTTCACTTTCTCTCCAATTTCTTCTATTAAACTTTTATTAAAAGCTAAGTAAAGTATTTTTTTGGAACTATTATTATTTGCAATATCCAATAATGTAGTTGTTTTTCCACTTCCAGCTACTGACTTAATTGCAATTGTTTCATTCTTTTGAAATTTATAATTTTTTATATAATGACGATGTATATCATCTAATAAATACATTGATTTTTTACAGCGTCCATATATTATATCCACTGTTTCTATTTCATCTTGAAAACTTTTCAATTTTTCTCTTCCCTCTTGAGAAATAATATTATTTAAACATGTATTTTCTAGTACATCTTGTAAAGAACAATATTCACATATCCATACATTACGTAATTTACCTTCTACTTCTATTCTATAAGAATCCGTATCTGTTAGCCATATATATTCTTTTTTACCAGTAAATAAAAAAACATTATTATTACATACTTTTACAGCATTTTCCCAGTTTTCATGAGGAATTTCACATATTATCATATTTTGAAATCCAAATTTTACTTTTCTTATATATTGTTCTCTAACATTAAATATCCAGTCTATATTTGTAAGTTTCTCTCTACTTATTATATCTTGTGTATCTATTTTTGAATTTTGAAATTCAATTCCTAATTCATTTTCTACATCGTAACCATCTAATACATGTTTATTGTTTTCTTCTTCTCTAACTATTTCGCTTGAAAATAAATTTATCACATTAGACATCATAACATGCCATTCACCTTTGTTTTTTTTTATTTTATATTCTTCACATGCAATTGATGTTCCCTTCAATGTATTTGGATGAAAGAAATGAGATTTTTTAAACTTCTCTCCATTTCGACATTCTTTTATTTTTAAACCAATATTACAACATGCGCATATAAAATTATTATTTTTATTAATATTATTTTTATATATTTCTTCAATATGTATTAATTTATTATTATACACAGCATATTCGGGCATATTATATAAAATGATATAAAATCTTTATACTATTACATTAATATATTTTTCAAATAAAAATATAAAAATAAATCTCTCTATATTACATAATGATGTTGCGAATTTTCAATCAAGTAAAAAAAATAATACCCAAAATTTCTGACACTGAGCTTATTGCGCTTAGAAGTGGAACAACATGTATTGATAAAGATATTTTTTTAGGAAAAGTGGATACATCTAATATTAAAACGAATTTAGTAGAACGAAAATTTAATAATGAAAATGTAGAAAAATTGTTAAAAAAATATGGTGATGTTGAAAAAGTATATCCATCAGACCAGAGTCATGAAATATTAGAGTATATTGGTAAAAATAAATTTTTGTCTTTTTTAATTGATGAAAAATATGGTGGAATTAAATTATCTGTTTCAGAATTATCATCAATATTAACAAAAATAGCTTCTCATAATCCAGCGTTGGGAGTAATAACAATGGTTCCAAATTCATTGGGACCTGGTGAACTTTTATTAAGTTATGGAACAGAAGAACAAAAGCAAAAATATTTACCAAAATTAGCAAATGGTGATTATATTCCTTGCTTTGGTTTAACAGGACCTAATAATGGTTCCGATGCTACTGGAAGTATTGATGAAGGAGAAGTAGTAATTGATGAAAATAGTAAAACATGTATTAATGTTGTTATAAATAAACGTTATATTACATTGGGACCTGTAGCAAATTTGGTTGGTCTTGCATTCCGTTTAAATGACCCCTATGATTTGTTAGATAAAGGTGGTAAAGAAGGTGTAACCGTTGCATTAATTGAAAATAATCTCTCTGGTTTAAAGCAAGAAACTCATCATAATCCATTAAATGCGGGATTTCCTAATGGAACATTAAAAGGTAGTTTGAAAATACCAGTTGAAAATATTATTGGTGGAGAGAAAAATGCAGGTAATGGATGGAAAATGTTAATGGAATGTTTAGCTGCAGGACGTGGAGTTTGTTTACCAGCAACTGCTAATGCAAGTTCAAAAGCATCATTATATGGTGTGTATCATTACGCAAAGCATAGAAAACAGTTCAAAATTCCATTAGTTAAAATGGAAGGTGTTCAATCAAAATTAGTAAATATGATGTATAATACTTGGTTAATACAATGTTCTGTTGAATTAACAAATAGATTATTAGATAATGGAGAGAAACCAGCAGTAATATCAGCTATAATGAAGCAACAAACTACTGACCGTGCTCGTGATGTTTTAAATGATGGTATGGATATTCATGCTGGAAGTTCTATTTGCTTAGGTGAAAATAATTTTATGGAAAAATATTATAGAAGTGCCCCTATTGGTATTACAGTAGAAGGTAGCAACACATTAACTCGTAATTTAATTATTTTTGGTCAAGGATTAAATAAAAGTCATCCTTATATTTATCCAGTATTAGATAGTATTTTAAATGATAATTTGGAAAATTTTAAATCCAGTTTTAAAAATATAGTAAATCATTCTTTGGGGTTATATTTTAAATCATTAGTAAATTACGAAGCTAGTTCTCAATTAGAAAAACAAACTTTACATTTTGCAAATTTGGCAAATTTTGTAGCGTTAAAAGGAGGAGCTTTAAAATCTGAACAATTTTTATCAGCTGATATGGCAGATATATTTTCTAATTTATATTTGGCTCATAGTGTGTTATGGTATCATAAACAATATAGAGTTAGTCAAAAATTAACTGATTATTGTGTAGAAAGATTATGTAGTGAAAATCAAATTATTATGAACCGCGTAATTGATAGTCTTGGTCCTATGAAATTCTTATTATGTTTATCAAAAAAGAAAGTAACAACAATGAGTTATGATTCACATAAAGAAATCATAAGTGAAATGGAAAAAAATAATAAAATTATGGATTTTGTATCACAAGATTTATATTTGGATGAAACTACAATACTTGCAAAATTAAAAAAATTGGATAGATTATCTGGAAAAGAATATGATGAATTATATGATGAAATTATTCAAGTAGGAGAATATAAGAATATAAAAAAAGATGAACGTAAGGAAACATGGGAAAAAATAGAGGAAAATAAAAAAATTGCACATGATAAAATCTAATAGGTATATATAATGGCAACTACTTTTACAAATAATTTTTTTTATAAAAAAAATATATCAAAAAATATAGCTTTTATAAACTATAAAATTCCAA